TTAAAAGCTATTTTTGAGGTGAGGGGTTTTTGATTCAGGGTGAGGGGATAGATTGTTCCCGTTTAGTTTCTGAGCAGCCGCCTGAGCCAATTTTTTCTGGTCCGCATTCTTGGTATAAAGAGCGGCCATGGCATCGGAACTCCAGCCAAACAGCGCTTTAAGTTCGGCATTGCTGCCACCAGATTCCGCCAGCTTTTGCGCCATTGATTTCCTCAGGCCGTGTGCCCGAACGTCCAGTCCAGCTTCCTTGCAAACGTCGCCAAACCAGTTGCCAAACGCTGCCGCCGATTTGAACGGTCTGCCGTGGATGGGCGTGACGACGAAGGCGAGGTGGCCTGTCTTGGTATTGCTAAGAGTTTCCGCTAAAATCGGGTGCAGGGGGATGAATAGTTCCGCCCCGTTCTTCTCGGCCCGAAACTCTATGATTCCATTTTTGATGTGCTGCGGGCCAAGTCGATAAACGTCGGATCGGCGCAAGCCGGTAAACAGCATCATTTCCATGGCAAGACGTGCCGGGGTGCCGGGGCCGTGGTGGCGATAGAAGTTGATCACATCCTGCTCGGTCCAAGGAACAAAGCCGGTTGATTTCACCTTGGGCCGCTTAACGCCGCGCACCGGGTTTTCGCGCGCATATCCCGCATCAACTGCCCATTCAAACAAGTAGCCCAAAATTTTCATATAGGTCACGGCGGCGTGTGGTGTCTCTGCACGGCGGTCGCGGCCTTTGGCAATTGCCGCGCGGTCGATCTGCGAAATGAGCATCTTGCCGCCTGTCTTGCAAACAGCTTTCAAGACATTGCGGCGCACGGCTTGGGTTGATTCTTTCAAGCCCTTGAATGCGGCGCTCTGCTGGTATTTCTCCACCAGCCATTCCAATGTGAATTTCGAGGGGGATGTTTGATCGACGGGCGTGCCCGCAATCAACCGTTTCCATGCTGCGATAAATTCAGGCGAACCATATTCATCAGGCAACCGCGTGCGCTTTCCGTCACCTATACGGAAATACCAGGCGGTTTTGCCGTGTCTGGTCGTTTGCTTTTGCACATATTGGTATCTGGGGCGCGGCATGTCTTCCATCAGAGATAACCTCCTGCACTTTCCGCAAGCTGTTTTTCGCTGATCTGGCCGTTATCCCCGTTAAACACAACCGCACCATCCGCCTCAACGCGGATGGTTTTTATTTCCACACCTGCTTTTCGTACCGCTTTGATGGCGCGGGCAACAGAGTCCTCGGTGAAGGGAATGGTTCGTCTTCCCATGATGTTTCCTTTGCCTTATTTTTGTGTTTGTGAGGTGCGTGCAGGATATTTCCAGCCGATACCCGCTGAGAAGCGCCAGCCGAAACGCGCGCTCATAGGTGCTTCGTGCGCCTGCTTTTCTCGTCACGGGCGGCGGCAAGCGTTGAGAGGTCAGGCAAGGTCACACGTGAGCCGTCTGCTAAAGTGGTTGTGTGAGTCCGAATAAAGGGGAACTGCTCTTTCAACACGCCTTTGCGGGGCGTTGTGGGCTGGTTTTCAGTGGCGGGCTTGGCTTGTGGCTTTTCAGGTGCGGCACCCGGCAGAAACCATTTTCCCTTGCCGTTGTGGGTACAGCCAAGATCACGCAACCATTCTCGCGCCGTGTTGGCCGCGCACGCCAACGTTTTTGCCATTTCGGTTGGTGTAATCCCTTCCTGTACCAATGCCAAAAGCTCTTCGTCGTCTGGGCGCTTTATGGGGCTCGTAAATGCCATTTTTGCTTTGTCCTTTGCGTCTTGGCTCTTAGCTATACCGATGGGAACCATTCCAGATCGGCTGTGGCTTGGAGATTTCATCGTCAAATGATGAATGACGCATAATATGCGCAAACGGATATTTACTGTAAATAGAAAAATGCGCAAACGAATATTTATTTTCCGTTCGCGGATAAAATGAATAACTAGCGCGGCTTTATCCAGTCGATGGGAGCTGCCCACTCGACCACTTCATCCACCATGTCGGGGAATAGGGCGTTTATGCTTGAGAGCGTCCATGTGTTTGGAGTTGTGCCTGGGCGGATCGTTTTAACGAATATCCGTCCGTCACCGAGTTGAACAACTGCACGCCGATTTACCATATCGCCGGGAGGAAGTGTTCTGGAATAATAGAGAAGCGTGCCTTCCTCATATGCTGGAAACATAGATTGGCCTGAGACTTCGACAGCTACTGTGTCCGGGTGTGCTTCCGATGGAGCGTCAACGTAGTTCTGCCCGCCGTCGTCTATCGCGTAAATCTCTTGTCCAGCACCTACTTTGCCCATCAATTTGACTTGGGTGCAGGGCTTGTCGCTCGATCTGCCGAACTCCTTTTCATAAAGTTCGCGAATTGCATCCCTGTGGTGGCCTTCTGGTTCTGAGCCGGATTTCCATCTGAATACGGTGGATTGAGAAACAGAAAAGTGAGCGGCCAGTTTCATCTGGTTCCACTTTTTTAGCGCCAATAATTCTGCAACTTGCTTCGCTACATCCATGTTCATATGCATATTATGAAACCTTCAATTCAAAAAATCCGTTTGCGGATAAAATTTGTATTGATAAATATCTGTTTGCGCATATTATGCGCCTATGAACACGATGCATTTCATCCGTAAGACGTTGCTTAACCTCAGCCAGTCTGAGTTTGCCTCCATTTTGGAGGTTTCGCAGTCGACTGTGTCCCGTTGGGAGCGTGGCGTCGCCCCCTCGCTTGATGAGATGACTAAGATTCGTGCCGTCGCAATTCTGCGAGGTGTCGAGTGGCAAGATCGTTTCTTTTTTGAAGTTCCAAACGAGTCCTCCAAATGAGCGTCTCGTTTTATCAATTTTGTGTTCCAGCCAGCAAATCGCGCACGCCTGCCTGCGAAGCTTGCGCGATCCGCACCGGGTTATATGGCGTCTGGCCCGGTGCGGACATTTATCATTTCCCATGCGGGCCTCCCTAGCGGTGTAGCTGGTCCTTCCTACGCGCCTGAGACGTGGGGATCATAGAATCATTTTCGCTTTTTGTTTCCTTGACTTGATCGGGGTGTTTTCGTGCGCCGTTTTTCTGAGAATGAATATCTGTCGCTGAAGCGTGTGCTGGATGTGGCCTATGAGCTGGCCGGTGGCGTTTCGGTGCTTCGGCATGTGACCCGCGTTAGCATTTCGCAGCTGTCCAAATATGCATCGGCGTTTAAATCTGCGCTGGATGATCCGCGCTCCGATGAAAAGACCTTCATTCCGGTGGACGTTGCCATTGATGTGGATAGGGCGGCGAAAGAGCCTTTGATCACGGCCAAGATGGCGGAATTGCTGGGCTACCGCTTGGTGGCCGCAGAAGAGCGCCTTGCGCGTGCCGGGGTTCTTTCGGTGGAAGACGCTTTTCGCATTATCGATGAAGCCACCGATTTTTGGCGGCTCACCCGCGAAGCCTTTGCCGATGGCCGAATCGATGCGCTGGAGCGCCAGCAGCTACGCTACAAAATCGGCCAGTTGATCCGGGCCGCCCACATCATTTCCGATAAGTTGGAGGATTGAGGCGATGGCCGGTTATGTGCCCGTTAAATTCCCCAAGCCCGGTTCTGCCGGGCTTCCGCTTATTGAGGCTGCCTTGCGCGATGGTGAGGTGTTTACCACCGATTCGCAGCAGGCGATTGCTGCGGCCAAGTGCCTGAGCAACGGTTATCTGACCCGTGATCAGCAGAATGGGAATCGCTGGTTTCCAACGGATAAGGGCCGGGCGATGCTGGCGGCGCGCAACGCGCTTGCGCCTGTCTCGCCGGATGCTGTGCGGCTGGTTGATAGCGTGGGGCAGGCGCGCGAATTGTTCGCAGCGGGCGATCTGGTGGCGGCGCGCGATCTTGCGCAGTTTGCCTATTCCAGCGCGCCCGCCTTTGCTAAAATGGCCGCGAAACTGCGGTTGAAGGATGCCCTTGAGGCTTGCCAGCGTATTCAAGCCGATGCGCTGGAAGTTGTCAGCTATTCCGAGATCCACATTGCCACAGATTGGGAACGGCTTTCCGCAGAAGGCAAGACCCATCGCGGGCGGCCAAAAAGCGTCGTCGTTGAAGACGCTTTTACCGCGCTGGAAGTTGGCCTAACGCGGGATCAAATCCACAAGGCCAAAAAGCTGCGCGATGCTGAACATGCGCAACCGGGCTTTATTCGCCGCACGATTGAAGTGTTGGTGCGCAGCGGCGTTGCGCCCACCAAAGCCGGTTTGCGCGCGGCCATTGGCACCAAATCGGCCAGCAAAGCCGAAAAAGGCGTCCAGCTTTACGAGACACCTATTGAAGCCATGCGCACCCTGCTGGCGCTGGAAAGCTTTTCCGCGACGGTGAAAGAGCCGTTTGTGGGCAAAGGCGCGATTTTAAAGCCGCTGGAAGAGGCGGGCTATGATGTGCTGATTGCCGATCTGGAAGATCGGGGCATCACCACGCAATACGGCGAAAAACAGCAGGTTGGCGATTTTCTGTTGTCGGACCCGCAAGATACCGTTGGCATGGATATTGTCAGCAATCCTCCTTACGATGACTTGGCCAATGCCTGCATTGCCCATGCGCTCAAGGCTCACAAGCCGCGCAAGATGGCGATGTTGCTCAACTGGAATTTTGCAGCAGGCTTTGACGATCCAAACCGCCGTTTTGTGATGGAAGAGTGCCCGCCAAGCCGGGTCTATCTCTTCACCAAGCGGTTGCCGATGATGCACCGCGACGGCTGGGACGGGCCAAAGGCCACAAGCCAGATGAATACGGCGTGGTTCGTCTGGGAGCAAAACGAAGACGGCTCTTATGGTGCGCCGGGGCAAGGCTTCACCACGTTTCGGGTGTTCTGGCCCGATTTTGAATATGCCGAACCGGCGCGCCCAGGTGATGGCGGTCATTGGACCGGGCCTATGGTCTTTCGTGAGCGCGAAGAGGATTTCACCCGCCAAACGCCAAAGCTGACCGATGCGGAAAAGCTGGATGCCGTGCGCGGGCGGGCGCTGGCATGGATGGAAAATTGCGGCTGGTTCAACATGGATATGTTGCGCAGGGGCGTCAGCATCCGCCCGACCACAGCCTCGGCCTTGGTGGCCGAGCTGGTGGAACATGGCGCTATTGTTGAGAGCGGCGGCGGTTGGCGTTGGGCCGGTGTTGCTGGTCAAGGCGGTGCGGCATGACCATCGCTTTGAAACACTTCCATGGCAAATCCGTGCAGCCACTGCGCATCCTGATTGGGTGCGAAACATCGGGTGTTGTCCGTCGCGCCTTTGCGGCTCTGGGCCATGATGTTTGGTCTTGCGATCTGCTGCCCGCCGATGACCGCAGCAATCGTCACATCATGTGCGATGTACGCGATTTGCTTGGCGATGGTTGGGATTTGCTGGTCGTACTTCATCCGCCATGCACCCGGCTGTGTAACTCCGGTGTTCGGTGGTTGAGAGAGCCACCGAGGAATGCGCCCCGCGATGCAACCCCTGAAGAAAGAGCCGCCTGGGCGGCGATGTCGCGTGAAGACAGGCTGCGCATCATGTGGCGGCTGCTGGATGAGGGGGCGGCGCTGTTTTCCGATTGCTGGAATGCGCCAATCGAGCGCATCGCGGTTGAAAACCCCGTCATGCATCTGCACGCGAAACAGCGGATACGGAATTATCAGAAGGCTGCGCAGACCGTGCAGCCGTGGTGGTTTGGTGATCCTGCATTCAAGGGCACGTCACTCTATCTGCGCGGCCTGCCGCCATTGGTTGCCACCAACCGCCTGACCCCGCCACAGCGCGGCACGGATGAGCATAAAATCTGGTCTGGCGTGCATCGGGCCTCACCGGGCGCGAACCGCTGGCAAATCCGCTCCAAGACGTTTCCGAGCATCGCGGCTGCAATGGCGTTGCAATGGGGCGGCCACGCCGTGGAGGCAGCGGCATGCGTATGACCGATCCAAAGCGCGACCGCGAAAAGGTGGCCATCAACCGGCTGCGCGCCACGGCGGATCGTCGATCTGGCGACATTTGGACCGTGGAAGATCGGCGCGGTGGCTTGCGGGTTATTGTGCGCCGTTCCACCGGCGAGGATGCCCATGTGGCCACCATCCACGCGGATGCGCTGGATGATGAGCGCGACCTGATATGTGGCGCGCTTGGCAATCTCTTGCTGTTTCTACGCCTGTTTGATCGTGCTGCCAATGCTGTTCGCGATTTGCGCGGGCAGCTGGAGCGCGGGCAGGCGCAAGCGCACAAAAAAAACTATTCGGCGCAAGCCGCCATGCTGCTGTCGGACAGGGCGTTTCAACGCTTTCTTGAGGGCAAGGGGGCAGGCGGGCCGGTGCGAGACAAGGGGGCGGCGGACACGCGCCTGAAAAGCCTTCTCGCCATTTCCAGCAAATCACAGATCAACACGGTTGAGCGCGCGCGGGCTGCCTTTTTGGCGCTGCGGTGCGAGTTCGACGCGTGGAAACGCGGAGGTACGCAATGACGGATATTTTGCCAATTGTTGAGCAGCTTTACGACTGCCAAACGGATGCCGAGCGGGCCGACTGGCTGTTGCGCGTGCCGCAGGGTGTTATCTTGCGCGATCTTTCCACCATTCGCACCGCATTGCGCACGGCTGGCTTTCTGGCCGGTGTGGCCTGCCTTGAGGTGGAGTTTGCGGCGCTCAATGCCACGCGCCTGCCGGATGGCGGATTAGCAGAGGCGCATGTGGCGGCGGTGAAGGATGCCCGCATTTTTCTGGAAACTATTGTCTGCAAGGGAGGTCTGGCGTGAGTGCTGAAGCCACGATCCGGCGCGGGGTTCGCAACGCGCGTTACACCACAGTGCCGAACCATGTGTTTGAGGATGACCGGCTTTCTATGGAAGCGCGGTGGTTGCTTGGCTATCTGCTGTCCAAGCCAGATAACTGGACGGTTGTTGTTGGCGATATCGTGAAGCGCGGCAAATGCGGGCGCGATAAGGCCCGCAAGATGATCGCCGAGTTGGTCGAGATCGGCTATGCGGAACGGGAACAGACGCGCGACGACGGCAAATTCAGCGCCTCGGTTCTGGTGATCTATGATGAGCCGCGCGATGTGGTGCCGGTTGCAGATCCAGCCGCTTCTGAAAGTGTTGCATTTCTACCGCAGACTGATTTACCGGCGACGGCAAAACCGTCGCCGGTTTTGCCGTCGCCGGTAAAATCGGCACCTAGTAAAGACTTAAAGATAGTAAATACTGAATCTCTACCAAGCGGAGAGGCCCTTGCCGATGATTTGGAAAGTGCCCCGGCATCTGACGTCCCGGAAAAGGGGCAGGGACGGGTGGAGCGGGAACGTGCCAGTCGTCAGTTTGACGTTTGGTTCAAAGCTTGGCCCAAGCCCGGCAGTCCAGTCTTTGCCCGCAATGCTTGGTTTGCGTTGTCGGCTGATGACCGCGCCGCCTGCATTGAGAAAACACCGACCTATCTGGCATGGGCCAAGCCCGAGGAACTGACAGCACCAGCGGTCTACCTGAAGGGCCGGGCGTGGAATGACGTGCCAGAGGATTTCTCGACGGATCAAGCGCCAGTGCGTGAGCTTGCCAAGCCTTGTGGCAAACTTTGGATGGGCACGCGACTGGAAGCGCTGTTCGGCGAACCCACGGGCCGCTTTCATATCACGAAGTTTGACGAAGCCCGCCTTGCAAATGGTCTGATTAGCCGGGAAGCATTGTTGCGAGAGAAGCGCCGCGACCATGGCTGGCCGCTTGTCTGCGGTATGCAGGACTTTGCGCGGCGAGATGTGCCCTTCTTTGGCTTGTTGACCCTGAAACCCTTTGTTGCCGATTTCCAGAGGGTAGAGCGCGGAACGCCTTTGCTGGACGCATGGCGACGGTTGCATGAGCGCCGGGGCTGGCTGTTTGTCGATGGCCTGCGCGACTGGAACTATTTCCCGCCCATTGAAGACGGCGCGGATGATCTCGATGCGGCTGTGGAAGCGGCGCTCGAACACTTCAAAACCAAGATCAGCAAGGAGCGCACCAATGATGCAGCATAATGGAAACCTCTTGCGTGGCGTTTCAGATCAGGGGCTTTTGAAGCTTGCCCAGATCAATGAGGCAGAGGCTAGCCGCCAACGCATGATTGCCATGGCGCGGCAGGATCGGCCTGGCTTTGAGCAGGTGGCCCGCTGGCTGGTGGCCAGTTGCCAGAGTGGCACCGAACAGGCTGCTCGTGATTCCTTGCAAGAGCAGCGAATCGAATGCTGGTGCCCTTGTGAAAAGCTGCGGTATCCGCCACGGCGCGGCAAACAGGCTGTGGAAATTCAGCGGGCAATTTTTCGCGGCTATCTTTTTGTAAGGGTGATTCCAGACAACGAAGCCTTTGTCGGCCTGTTGGTGGCATCGAAGTTAAAGGGGCTGATGGGGCAGGATGGCAAGCCTTATCTGATGCCGGAAACTTTGATGAGCAAGCTGATGTTGTCGGTCAAAAAATCTGAGCGAAAACATATGGATGGCGAGAGCCTGCCGGTGATGCCGGATCTGCTTGGCAAGACGGTGACAATCCGCTCTGGACCGTTTGCCGAGTTCGTTGTGACGGTGCGCAAGGTTCTCTCCAAGCGCGGGCAGGTGGTTGTTGATGTGCCCCTGTTTGGCGGTATGAGCGAAATCATCTTGGGTGTTGACAGCGTCGTCGCGTGAGATTATCGCTCGAAATGTGGAAAGGCGAACAGCGCCTCTCCATTCGAGATGACCGGGGCGTCTGATGCTCCCAAAGGGATTGATGTTCTCCCCCGGCCTCGTTCTGATCCAAGCCAATAGGCGGTGCGATTCAGAGCCAGTGCGTAAGCTATGACCGAAACTGTTTTTGATAAATGGAAATAGGAATAGCCTGATTATCATCGTTCTCGGTTGTATTGCTGGTTTCTTGATATGCTTTCATGTGCGCGATAGCGTATTCGCGCTCACGTATTTCTCTCTCGACGCATTCCAACACAAATAACGTATCAACTGAATAAGCATCAAGTCGCTTTATATTCGAAAGTTGGGTGTATGCGTTTTTTAATAATTGCATTTCGTTTTTGATTTTTTCATTGATTGACATTTTTTATTTTCCAATCTCTTGTAATAAACGAATAAATTTAAGTATTGTTCCATTTGTTATTTAAGGGCGGCCAGAGGGTCGCCTTTTTACGTTAAGAGGTATGGGGATACGTTATGATGAGGGCAGGCCGTGGAAGGGGTGGTACTCCACCGCCCGCTGGCGAAAGACCCGGCTTAACCAGCTGACCATGGAACCGCTCTGCCGCATGTGCAGGCTGCAAGGCCGCTTCACTGCCGCCACGGTTTGTGACCACATCGAACGCCACAGCGGCAACCCTGACAAGTTTTGGAATGGTCCGTTTCAAAGCCTTTGCAAGACCCACCACGACGCAACCAAACAGGCAGAAGAGCATCGCGGCTTCTCGACGGCAGCAGGCACAGACGGCTGGCCCATCGACCCCCGCCACCCAGCAAACCGAGGATAGGGGGCGGGTCAAAAGTTCAAACCCCCTCTCCCCGCGCACCGGCGTCAGTCATTTCTGTGTAGCGCGGGGAAATTGGAGGGAAAAAGCCAATTCAGTCGTTTATGTTGGGTGTCAAGTCGGGTCGAGAGAAAATCCAAAAAGCGATGCTGACTACCACGCCGACCAATCCGGGCAACAGCAGGCGACTCGGCTCGTATAGATAAGCATCACTTAGCTCTTTTCCAGCAATACCTATTCCGAGGTTGTTTTGATATGCGAACCATAACCAGTTTACTAATATTCCAATGCATCGAAAACCAACGCCTGCCAAAAAACCTGCGATAGCGTAAGACGTTAGTCGTTTCATCCCGTGCTTTTGAAGTGTCAGGATTATTGGAATGCCGAGTATAAACATGCCAAGGTAGGTCAATAGGGCGCTGACTAGTAAAGTGCTCCAGACAATTTCTGACGTGGACATAGTTGACAAAATTGGGTCGGAATTTGCCCTAAGGACTGAATAGCTGGCATAGATTGGAGGTGCACATAGTGGTGCGATTGCAAAGCTTAGCAATGTTCTTTTGCGCATTATTTATCACTCAAGTTGAAACTGGATGATGACCCTACTTTGACGTAATAGACCTCTGTGCCAGTTAATTGCCAATATGCAGTCTCAGACACCTCGTTTAGATCTTCATTGTCAGGTTTGCCGAGTTCTATTTTTAGATCGCTCAGAAGGTTGCTTTTGTTTGTTAAGCTGTAACTGCAAACACGGGCCGGATTTAATCCGGTTGCGACCCAAAAAACCAAGGCGCTTTGAGTTTGTTCATCTCGCCAGCCAATGACATCAACCGTAACATGATTGTATTTCTCATAAGACGACTTCCAATTGGTGTCATCTTCCATTCTGGGCCAGCCGAGCGCGTTGCCTTTGGTTGTTGCCTCCGCCACGCTCCGTGATCGACACACTTCCAGAGCTTGCTTCGTAGAAATTTCCGCAGCGAATGGCTGGGTTACGGACGCTAAACAAATATATGCGGATGATAAGAATAATGGCGCAATTTTTTGCCGATTAAGTCCTAAATATCTCAATTGAAATCCTCCGCAGCCGGTCATTTCCTAAAAAGGATGGCGCACGGCTGCTTATTTTCAAGACACCGGAGACCTTTAAATGAAAGGCCGCAAGCCCACATCGGAAAACGTTGTGCCGCTGAAACCAGAAGATGGGCAGGGCGCTAACTTTGAGGCGCGGGCGGTGGCCAAGGCACGGGAGCTGCGGCCTGATGAATTGCCGTTTGATGTGCGCGCCATTTGGGATCGGCTGGCACCTGGGCTGTGTGATCCGCGCAAGAACCGGCTGAATGAAATCAATGCCTATATGTTTGAGCAGCTTTGCTGGACCATTGCCCGCCATGAGCGGTTGCGGCTGGATGTGCGGGAAGGCGGGGAAACCTATGAGAGCGAAACCCGCAACGGCAAACAGCTAAAGAGCCGCCCGGAAGTCAGCCAGTTGAACGAGACGTGGCGGCAAATTCGGGCGCTGGCGAGTGATTTTGGCATGACGCCGTCTGCCGAGCGCGGTTTGCAGGCGACCGGCCAGTTAGGATTTGAGTTCCCAACCGATGATGGATTCGATTGATGTTGTGGTGCCGGATGTCAGCTATGATGACGATCCGGTCACGGCTTGGGCCTGTGATGTGGTGCGCGGCGATGTTGTTGCCGGTCCTCATATTCGCAATGCCTGCCGCCGTCATCTTCTGGACCTTCGCGATGGCCCGGCAAGGGGGCTGCTTTGGGATCTGGAAATCGCAAACAAGCGCATCAAGTGGTTTGGCGATAAGCTGCGGCTGAACGGCGGACAGTTCGAGGGGCGGCGGTTTACGCTTCATCCCAGCCAAGCCTTTCGCGTCGGTTCTCTGTTTGGCTGGAAATGGGCCGAAACCGGGCTTCGCCGCTTTCGCCGGTTTTATGATGAGGAAGGCAAGGGCAACGGCAAATCGCCGCTGCTGGCGGGCATTGGCATTTGCATGATGGTGGCCGATGGCGAACCGCGTGCCGAGATTTATGCAGCCGCTGCCAAGAAAGATCAGGCGCAAGTGCTGTTTCGCGATGCGGTGGCCATGCGCGACCAATCGCCGGAACTGACACGGCGGATTATACCGTCTGGCGTAAACCCGGTCTGGCAGCTGACCTATATCAGCAAGGGCGGCGATAAGCGGTTCTTTAAGCCGATCTCGGCAGACAAAGCCCAATCTGGCCCGCGTCCGTCTTGTGCATTGTGTGATGAGGTGCACGAACATCCCAACCGGGATGTTATCGAAATGCTGGAACGCGGCTTTAAATTCCGCAAACAGCCGCTTTTGGTCATGGCCACCAACTCCGGTTCTGATCGAAAATCCATCTGCTGGGAAGAACATCAACACGCGGTCGAGGTGGCGGCGGGCATCAAGCAAGATGACACGACCTTTGCCTTTGTCTGTTCGCTGGATGAGGGCGATGATTGGGAAAATGATCCAAGCTGTTGGGTGAAGGCAAACCCGCTGCTCGATGTCACCGTGACCTCGGAGTATTTGCAGGGCGTGGTGGATCAAGCCCGGCTGATGCCGGGCAAGCGCAACAGCATTGCAAGGCTTCACTTTTGCGAGTGGACGCAATCGGTCAATGCCGCCATCAAGCGTGAAGCATGGATGGCCTGCCAAGCGCCGGTTGATCTGGAGGAGCTGGTGGACAAGGGTTATCCCTGCTTTGGCGGGCTGGACCTGTCGAAGACGCGGGATTTTACCGCACTCACGCTCACATGGCTTGTCGATGCCACCAAGGATTCGGAACGGCTGGTGTCAAAAACATGGTTTTGGTCGCCTGCCGATACCTTGCGAGATCGCGCCAGCACCGACCAGGCACCCTATGAGCTGTGGCGGGATCAAGGTTTCATTGAAGCCGTGCCCGGTCAGCGGCTTAAATATGCATGGCTTGCCAAAGCGCTTGCCGAGATCTGCGCCCGGTTTGAACCCAGCGAGATTGCCGCCGACCAATATGGCTTGGAGCAATTGAGCGAACACTTGGGCGATGATGGCGTGTCCTTGCCGCTGACCATTCACCCGCAAGGCTTTCAAAAGCGGGTGCTGGAACGCGACAAACATGCAGCTGATGGCGAACAGGAGATTTATCTCTGGATGCCAGACAGCATCAACAAGCTGGAAAACGCGATCTATGAGCAGCGCTTGCAGATCGACCCAAACCCGATGCTCGATCTGTGTGCGGCAAGCGTGGTCTATGCCGAAAACCGGACGGGGCAGCGCATGTTTGATAAGGAACACGCCTTCGGGCGCATCGACGGCATGGTGTCTTTGGCCATGTCGATGGGCATGACGCTTTGCAAAGAGCGCGCAACGGGGCCGGATTTAGGCTCGTATTTGCAGGATATGGCGGGGCGATTATGAGCATATGGAATGGTCTTTTTGGCCGTCGCAACGTCAAGCTTTCAAACCGGGATGATGCGGAGACCATTGCCGCATCGCTTGGGGCTTCCAGCAGTGCGGCGGGCAAAGCGGTGACACCGGATTCGGTGTTGCAGCTGGCCACCGCCTGGTCGTGCATCCGGCTGTTGTCGGAAACCATTGGCACGCTGCCCTTGCAGGTCTATCAGCGCCAAGGCGAGGTTAAATCCTTGGCGCGGGACCATTCTCTGTATGGGCTTTTGCACGATAGCCCAAACAGCGATCAGACGGCGGCGGAATTTGTTGAGGCGATGATTGCCTGCCTGTGTCTTTGGGGCAATTTCTACGCTCGAAAACAGTTTGTCGGCAAACGGCTGGTGGCGATTGAGCAGCTTCGCCCTGACAGAATGAGCGTGAAGCGTAACGCTATGGGGCGGCGGGTTTACACCTACAGCGGCGGGGCCAAGGCCGAAACCTTTGACGAAGACGCGATTTTCCATGTGCGCGGCTTTGGCGTGGGCGGCGATGTTGGCCTCTCACCCATTAGCTATGCCCGGCAAACCATGGGCACGGCGCTGGCCGCCGATGAAACGGCGGCGGAAACCTTCCGCAACGGCTTGCAGATCTCCGGCTTTATCAAGGAAGCCATGGGCACCAAAGCCACCAAGGAACAGCGCGTGGAAATGATGCAGCTCTTTGATAGCTTCATGGGGTCGCGCAATGCAGGCAAGGTCATGCCGCTGCCCTACGGGTTTGATTTTGCCTCGATCAGCATGAACCCAGAAGATGCGCAACTGCTGCAAACCCGGCGTTTCCATGTGGAAGAGATTTGCCGCTGGTTTCGGGTGCCACCGTTCATGGTGGGCCATACGGAAAAGTCGAGCAGCTGGGGCACGGGGCTGGAACAGCAGATGATCGGCTTTTTGACCTTCTCGCTGCGGCCATACCTGACCCGCATTGAACAGGCGATCAAGAAACAGCTGATTCCATTCAATGAGCGGGCAAACCTCTATGCCGAGTTTAATCTGGGTGGCCTGCTTAGGGCCGATAGCCAAGGCCGTGCGGCGCTGTTGAGCGCCCTTGGTCAAAACGGATTCCTGACCCGCAACGAGGGCAGGGCGCTGGACAATCGCCCACCCATGCCGGGCGGCGATGTGCTGACCGTGCAATCCAACCTGGTGCCGCTCGATCAGCTGGGCAAGGTGCCCGCCACGTCAACGCCAGATGCGCCGTTGCAAACGCCAGCGCCAACACCAACGACGCCTCCACCCACCGAGGACTGATCACCCATGAAAACCAAGAATTTTGACCTGCAGGTGAAAAGCCTGTCGGAAGACGGCACCTTTTTGGGCTACGGCTCGATTTTTGGCAATGTCGATAGCTATGGCGAAAAGGTCATGGCGGGCGCGTTCAACGAAAGCCTTGCCCGCCACAAGGCGCAAGGCTCCAGCGTTAAAATGCTGTGGCAGCACGACCCCAGCCAGCCGATTGGCATCTGGGAAGACCTCACAGAAGATAGTCGGGGCCTGCATGGCAAGGGCCGGTTGATCCTTGAGGTTGAGAAGGCCCGCGAAGCCTTGGCGCTGATGAAGGCCAAGGCGCTGGGCGGTCTTTCCATCGGCTATCGTGAGGAAGACACCGACCGCGACGGCAAGGTGAAGCTTCTCAAAAAGCTGGACCTTTATGAAATCAGCCCCGTGACCTTTCCCGCCAATGATCAGGCGACGATTGAAAGCGTCAAATCAGACCAATTCACCGAATTTGTGCAACGGCTGAAGGATGGCAACCCCATGCCAGCCGATGATTTTGCCGAGATCCTGCGCGGCCTCGGTGTTCCACCTTCCATCGCCTCGGAAATTGCCACGCTTGGCTATGCCAAGGCGGTCAATGCGCAAACCCATGCTGATGAGGCGGCCAGCAATGCGTTGAAAGCGCTTCGCGATGCCGCCAGCTCCTTCAAAACCCTTTGATCATCAAACCAGCCCACCAAAAGGAAAATCCGATGCCTGTAACCACCAGTGAACTCGAAACCTTGGCCCGTGACCTCAAAACAGCCGCCGATGAGGTCAAGCGCTCTGCCGAAACCACCAATCTCGAACTCAAAAACCTCGGAGCGGTGACGGCGGACACCAAGAAAGCCGCCGATGAGGCGCTGATCAAGCACAATGAGCTGTCTGCCCGCATGACCGAGCTGGAACAGAAAATGGTGCGCGGCCCCGGTGAGCCGGAACGCCAGAAATCCATAGGCCAGTCGGTGACTGAGCATGAGGATTTCAAGCATTTTATCAAATCCGGTGCCAAGGGCCGCATGTCGATCTCGGTCAAGGCGATCATTTCCGCGCTCACCACCGATGCCGATGGCTCTGCCGGTGATTTGATTGTGCCGCAACGCCAGCCCGGCATTCTGGGCCTGCCACAGCGCCGCTTGACCATTCGCGATTTGATCATGCCGGGGCAAACCTCTTCCAACGCGATTCAATATGTGAAGGAAACCGGCTTTATCAACCGAGCCGCCACAGTGTCGGAAACATCGGGCGAGACCAAGCCGCAATCCGAAATCAAGTTTGATATTGTCACGGCACCCGTTTCCACCATTGCCCATTGGGTGATTGCCACCAAACAGATTCTGGATGATGTGCCACAGCTGCAATCCTATATCGATGGGCGGCTGCGCTATGGCCTTGCCTTTGTCGAGGAAGCTCAATTGCTGATGGGCAGCGGCACGGGCACCAACCTGAACGGCATTTATACGCAAGCCAGCGCGTTCACACCGCCGGTTAAACTGCCTGCCGGTGTGACCAAAATTGACGTGATCCGCCTCGCCATGCTGCAAGCATTCCTGGCCGAATATCCGCCAAACGGCATTGTGATGCATCCCGGCGATTGGGCAACCATTGAGCTGTTGAAGGATACCACGGGCCGCCACATCATCGGCAATCCGCAAAGTCAGGCAGAGGCGCGGCTGTGGCGTTTGCCGGTGGTGGAAACGCAAGCCATGCCGCTGGATAACTTCCTGACGGGCGCTTTCCAGCTCGGTGCGCAGATTTTTGACCGTGAAGACGCCAATGTGGAAATCTCCACAGAAGACGGCAACAACTTCACCAAAAACCTTGTGACCATCCGTGCAGAAGAGCGCTTGGCTATGGCCACCTATCGGCCAGAGGCGTTTGTAAAGGGCGCATTTGCCACGGCCATGGCGGCGGCAACGGAAGCGTAAACAGCGCTTCATAGGCGCTGCTTCCAGAGACGCAAAACCTCACTCCGAAAGCAGCAGCTTCCTCATAGGCCAACATGGTTAGCAACCGATTAACCATGTTGGCCGCCTTCAACAAACGATGACAAACAAGGGCATGCATTATGAAACTCGAAGCGCTTGATAATTTTTACACCGACGAAACCAAACAGGTTTTGGCCGGACGAACCTTTACCGTGGAAAGCCCTGAAACCGCAAAAGAGCTGATCAAGGCGGGCCTCGCGCAAGAGGTTGAAGACGACGGCGGAGAGGCCACAGATGCGGGTGATCCCGACGCCACCAAGGCCGAGGCCACTCTGAAAAACAAGGCGAAAGCCCCGCCTGCCAATAAGTGAGGCGCGCCATGCTGGTGTCTGTGATTGAACCGCCCACCGCTGTGGTGACGGTGGAAGAGGCAAGAGCGCATTTGCGCCTCGACCACACCGATGATGATGGCTTGCTCGAAACCCTGATCAAGGCGGCAACCGGCTGGATTGATGGTCCAGCCGGTTGGCTTGGCCGCTGCATTGGCGGCCAGATGCTGGAAATGCGCCTTGCCCGCTGGCCATCACGGGGCAGCGATCTGCCTTTGCCTTATCCGCCTGTGGTGCAGATCGAACAGGTCGCCCACCTCGACAGTGATGGCAATGAACAGCCGGTGTCGAATGCGCTCTATCGCTTGGCGGGCAACCGCCTGTGGCTGATGCCGGATTTTGTTGCCCCTGTTGGCGGTGATGAACCCTATCCGGTGCGCATCCGCTATCGGGCGGGCTATGGCGCAATGAATGCGCAAGGGCAATGGGAGAATGATGCTCCGGACTCGATCAAAGCGGCCATCCTGATGCTGGTGGGCCAATGGTATGCCAACCCCGAAGCGGTCGCCACGGCCACCAGCAACGACACCATGCCCTTTGCCGTCGAAGCGCTTCTCCAACCCTATCGGGTGCTGTCATGAAGGTACGGTTTACCGAGGATTTTGATTACCGGCCAACACCGGCCTGCACCATCGCTTACAAAGCCGGGATGGTGGAAACCGTCAAGCGTGCTTGCGGCGAGGATGCTGTTGCCAAGGGCAAAGCGGTGGAAGTGATGCCGCGTGGCCGCAAAGCCAAGGCCGTCAAAGAGGAGCAAGCCAATGGCGACCAACAATAGCGCGGGCCAGCTGACCGAGCGCGTGGCGTTTGAGCAAAAAGGCAGCGCCCCCGATGGCTATGGCGGCACCACCACCGCCTATGTGGAGCAATTCACCTGCCGGGCAGGCTTCCAACATTTGCGCGGCGGCGAGGCGGTGCAGGCGGCGCGCCTGCAAGGCCAGCACACCCTTATTATTCGGGTTCGCGCCAGCAGCCTCACAAAAGCCGTGACAGGGGATTGGCGGGTCCGTGATGCCCGCAAAGGCACAGTTTACGCCATCAAGGACGTGGAGCCGGAAACCAACCGTATGTTTATCAGCTTCACATGCCAAAGCGGCGCAACTGGATAAGGTGTCGGCATGTTGAAAGCAAAAGTGCTGGGAAATGAGAAGCTTCGCAAGCGACTGGATGAAATTGCACCACTTGCCACCAAATATGCCGCTGATGAAAAACTGAATATTGCGCAAGAGGCTGCCAATTTGATGGCAGATCGAGCGCCTATCAGCAATGGCCCAACGGCTGGCGATTATGCCGCGTCTATTGAGGGCGACAAGATCAGCAACAGACCGCAGGCAAAAGCCATGGTCGGAACGCAAGCCAGCAAAGACCCGGATGCAGCCGGCATATTCGCGGGTTGGATCTGGCATTTTCTGGAATTTGGAACCAAGCCCCATAACGTCGCAAAAGGCGGCGGCACGGTACTAGGCAAAAAGCAAACGGCGGCGAATGGCGCAAGGATGCATCCCGGCACTAAAGCGCAACCGCATATATTCCCAACATGGCGGGCCATGCGGGCCGAAGCCAAAAAACGCATCAATGCAGCGGTCTTGAGGGGCGTTAAGGAGGCTATGAAAAAATAATGGCCAGCGCTGATCTTGAGCTTCAAGGGGCCATTGTCTCGGCTCTAAAGGCAAGTGACGATGTGCGGGCGTTTATTGATCAACGGATTTACGACAATCCGCCCCATGGTGCGGTCTTGCCCTATGTAACCCTTGGGGAAACGCAGGATTTACGAACGGATATGGTTGGCGCGAATGCCTTCACCATTTTTGCAACGCTACACGCCTGGTCAGATTATCCGGGTGGCTTCATGGAAGTGAAGCAAGTTTCAAACGCGGTGATCGAATGCGTGCATCTCGCGCCTCTTGTGCTTCCAAGCCACCGGCTTGTTTCGATTGAACACCACAACACTCGCACATTTAGAGATCCTGACGGCGTCACCAGTCATGCCGTCATTGAATTTGTCGCTTTTGTTGAGCGCCAGAACTAACCCAACTCACACATAGGAGAATATGATGGCAGAAGGTCAGCAGATCGGCCGCACACTGCTTATTCAGATTGGTGACGGTCAAAGCCCTGAGGCATTCACCAATCTTTGCGGCATCACAACCCGCAGCTTCAATCTCTCTGCAAGTGAGGTTGATACGACGATTCCAGACTGTAACAATCCGGGCGGACCGGTTCAACGCACGGCGGAACCGGGCATTGTTCAGCGGAAATTTACAGGCTCCGGCAAGTTCTACAAAGGCCCAACCTCGTCCATTTTCATGGCGCATGTGCGCAATGCGACGGTGTTCAATGCCAAGGTAATTGTGCCAGGCGATGGCACTTACACAGGCCCATGGATGGCCTCTGAGTTTGAATTTTCAGGGGAAATGGAGGGAAATATGGATTTTAATACCACCATTTCCGCGGCTGGCCCGCTGACCTTTGTTGCGGAGGCATGATCATGGAAAAAAGCGAAAAGCCTTTCCCGCTGGAGGTCAACGGCGCGCGTGGTGAAGTTGCCCTGTGGGTTGGCGACGTGCCTTTGGTGATTGCTGCTGAGATTGGCAAGCTTGCGGCTGTTTCGACGCGGCTGGGCTGCAAAAGCATGTCCGATCTGTTTTTGCGACTAACCAGTGTCGAGGTTGCTGCAACATTGGCTGCCCTCGATCTTTTGACAGTTCGCGGGGAAACGGAAACGGCGATCAAGAAACTGCGGTTAAAGCATTTTTCGGCCTGCTCTCAGGCATTCTCCAGCGCGTTATCGCATCATCTTGATGGTGATACGGGAAACCCGGAGGCCGTAGGTCAAGCGGCGTAAATGAAAGTTGGCCTTGGATCGGGTGGCAAAGGACGGCCTATGGTGCGCTTGGCTGGAAGCCAAAGCATTTTTGGGCTGCCACCCTCACCGAATTTCTATCCGCCGTGGATGGTTGGGGTGTTGCAAACGGCGTACAGCCAAAACTTGCGCCACCAAGCGACGATGAGCTTGAAAAGCTCGCAATGCGTTATGGTTAGACCATCTATTGTTCTTGAAGGACAACAGCCGTTCCTGTTGCAGCGATAAACAGGATGTCGCCTGAACCAGTCGTACTGATTTGGCTATAATTGACATTAACCGCGATGACCGCATTGGCACCAGCTTCTGCGGCTTCGTGTTTCAACCCTTCAAGGCAAGCGTTGCGGGCTTCCTTTAGAGCTTTTTCTGAGGTGGATGATCTGCCGCCAATAAATCCACGCCAATTGTTAGCTATGTCTTTGAATATATTGAGGCCTATAGCAACCTCATTGGCGACAATGGAAACGACACGATCAATTTTCCGGTTTGGAATATCGATTGATGTGGTGAGGATTATTGTTTCAACGTGGGTCTTCTTTTGCGCCGCTTTCATGGTGTCTTCGCATTCACCACAAAATCCATCTGGGCTACCCAGATAGTAGCTTGTCCCGCAATTTTTGCAAATTGGCATTCGGCGCTCCTCACCTGGCTATCGCGCTGCAGTTGTCGTTCGCGTTATAAGGAGGAATCACTTTGTCCGACAATAGTGACGACCTGATTATCTCAATCAGCACCGATCTTGCTACGGTCAAGCGTTCGCTTAACAAGCTGGTGTCAGATGTGGGGCAGGCTTCGTCTGGCATTGAAAAGAGGTTTGCGGCAACCGGCAAGGCGATCAATGCGTCTATGTCGACCTCGATGCAAAAGCAAATTGAGCAAATGGTTGGCATTGGCACAAAGGGCGCGAAAGAATGGAATGGTGTCCTCGCTGATCAGGGTAAAGAGCTTGAACGTTTGCGGGCGCAGTACAGCCCGCTATTTGCGGTCATTCAGAACTACAAACAGGCAGTCAGCGAAATCAGGCGTGCCCATGCTGTTGGTGCGATTTCAGCCAATGAAATGGCTGCAGCTATCAGCAAGGAACGGCAAAGTGCGCTGGCCAGCACGGCAGCAATAAAGGGACGCAATGCCGCCCTTGCCAATATGCCAACAGCCGCCAAGGTCGGCAATAACAGTCATTACACATCCAACATTGCAGCGCAGTTTCAGGATATTGGTGTGACGGCGATGGGCGGCATGTCGCCGGTTCAAATCGCCTTTCAGCAAGGCACTCAACTCTCTGCCGTTTTGAATGACATGAAGGCAAGCGGGCAGGGTGCTGGCGCTGCATTAGCTGGTGCCTTTTCGTCCATTATTTCGCCTGTCAGTCTTGTCACGATTGGTCTTGTTGCGGCTTCTGCTGCTGCAATTCAATATTTTTCTGGAATACTTTCTAATGACGATGAGGCGGCTGGTGTTCTCAAGGAACAGGCGCAACTTATCTCGATGGTTGCCGAACGTTGGGGCGATACGATCCCGGTTTTGCGCGAATACGCTGACCAATTGCGCCGCGCTCAAGACGGTGCTGATTTGCGCGAAGGCGCTAAGATTATCAATGAAAAGACACTTGCCGATGTAAAGAAGGAAGTTGCTGAAGCGGGTGCCAGCATTGCTGATCTGGTTTCAAAGTTGCAGGCAGCAGGTGAGGAAGCTGAGGTTATCAAGAGGCTACAGGATGCATTTGCAGCCTTTACCAAGGCCGCCAAGGATGGAAAGCTGGAAACTGCGGATGTTGAGCGCGTACAAACTGCCTTGGCCGACGCGGTGAATAGCAGTGGCATCCCAGCTATTTCAACCTTTGCATCTGCCTTCAAAGATTTGGCTGGCGAGGCATTGACCGCTAATAAAAATGTCCAAGGTGTTATGGATGCGGTGTCTCGCTCCTCGGACATCACCACCTGGCGAAGCTACAACAAGGAAACCGGCAAGCTTGGTCTTGAGGGTCAGACCAACGATGGGCCTATTCAGGGTGAAAGTTTTGCCACGCCTGAAGATGGCCCAATGCCAGAAAAGCGGCCCCTTATTGAGCTGATTGGAACACCATGGGTGCCTAAAGCAAAGGCGGCGTCTGCTCCGAAAAAAACGGCTGAGGATCGTTTTGCCGAGGATATGCGGGCCATGAATGATCGGACTGCTGCGTTGAAGCAAGAGATTGCGCTTGTTGGGCAATCGAATGAAGAGCAGGTCAGGCGGCGCGCGGCGCTCAACATGGAGCAAAATGCGCTTGCGGATCTGCGGGAAGAGGCGCGGAAGAAGGGCGAGACGGATCTCGAAGGCATCACACTGTCGCCAGACAAGATCAATGCGATCAATCGTGAGGCGGCTGCATATGCTGAGCAGGTACAGGTTTTGCAGAAGGTGCAGGACGCACAACAGAATGCTGAAAATGCCGCCCGCGAATTTTACGACACCGCAAAATCTGGGTTTGCCGATGTCGTGACGGGTGCCGAAAGCCTGAATGATGCCCTTTCCAGTCTTTTGAAAAAGCTTGGCGATCTGATGTTGAACAGTGCATTTGACAGTGCGTTTGGAGGCTCCTCTGCAAGCGGTAGCGGCGGCTGGCTAACAGGTGTTGCCAAGGCTCTTGGCTTTGCGGATGGCGGTAAAATACAGGCCTTTGCGGGTGGCGGTAAATTGAGTGGGCCGGGAACGGGGCGGTCTGATGATATTTTGATGTGGGGATCGAACGGCGAATATATGGTCAATGCAGCCTCGACTGCGAAATATCTGCCACTCTTGGAGGCTATTAACAAGAACAAGCTGCCCGCTTTTGCCAGCGGTGGCTTGCTGGGCGGTGGCTCGATACCTCAAATTTCTACCCCACGCATACCCGATCTTGCAGGTGCTGCGGCAAACCGCAATTCCCCTCTCCAGATCAACTACAACCCGGTGATTGATGCCCGCGGGGCTGATGCGGCGGCGGTGGCGCGGTTGGAGCAGGCGCAAGCGCAAGATCGCAAGATGTTGCCGGCGCAAGTGGTGAATGCGCTTCGTGATGCCCGTGCGCGGGGTGTGAAGATATGACCATCACCTATCCGATTGACCTTTTGGCCGACTTCCCCGGCTGGTCTATCAAGTTCGAGCCGCTTTACCGGCAAGAGCAATCGCGCACCGCTGGCGGTGTCACCTATGCCAAGGATCTGGGATCGCCGCTGTGGTCGGCAAGCTATCAAACGCGGTCGCTGTCCATCAATGAGCTAGATGGGTGGCGGGCAAGACTGGAAGCGCTGGAAGGCGGTTTGCAGTTCTTTAAAGGTGTGCCTCTTTCGCGGGCGCGGCCTATTGCCTATCCGGCTGGCAAGGCGGTGCCTGCCAATCCGGTCTTGTCGGCCATTGGTGGCGACAACAAGAGTGTGACGATTTCCGGCCTGTCCAGCGGCTATATTTTGTCGCTGGGCGATATGATCCAGATCGCGGGTAGCGGGCTTTATCGGGTGGTGGAGGGGGCGGTTGCCAATTCCGGTGGCGTTGCCAGCCTGTTTGAAGTTCGCCCGCATCTGTGGCCGGGCACGGTTGCGGGATCGGCGGTCACGTTGGTTCGGCCATCCTGCACCATGATGATTGTGCCGGGGTCGATTTCTTCCGATGCTGATCTCGCGACGGGGCGCGGGGCCATATCATTTCAGTCTATTGAGGTGCGCTAATGCGGATTTTGCCAGCTTCTATCACCACCGCATTGACAGCTCGGCAATTGGTGGCGCGTGATTTTCTGTGGCTGATTGCGCGGGATCGGCAAACAGGCCAGCCGCAAGCGGTGGGCTTTTGGTCGGACGTGGGCAATATAGCGGCAGAGGTGGTGCATCCTGACACGGGCCATGCGGATGCGCGCAATTTCTACGGCTCCGGCACCTTGATCAGCATCACGGAAATCCCGCTGGTCTCGACCTTGGAAGCTCAAAACGTCACCATCACCATGTCCCAGATTGATGAGCTGGTGGCGCAAGCGGTGCGGCTTTATGATTGCAAACAAGCCCGCGTGGAAATCTATCGCGGGCTGTTTTCGCCTCAAACTCGTAAGCTTGTATCGCCTGCGGAACTGCGCTTCTTCGGGTTTGTTGACACGGTTAGCGTTAAGACACCTGCCGAGAACGAGGCCGGGGCGGTGACCTTCACCTGTGCATCGCACATGCAGGAAATCACCCGCTCTAACCCCGATACCAGATCGGACGCCAGCCAAAGGCAGCGCAATGCCAATGATAATTTCTATCAGGATGTGGCGGTGGTGGGTGAGTGGGAACTGTTTTGGGGGCAGGTGCAGGGCAAGATTGCCACCACGGGCCGCAAGCTTTCAAGCATCCTCGGCATATCAGGTTAAACCATGATCAGACATGCTTTGATGGATGATCGCTTTGCGGTCATTGCGCTGTTGCGCGAAAGCCATGCAGCGGCGGGGGCCGATTATAAGTTTGAGGCGGCGCGGGCCGATGCGCTGTTTCGCCACCATCTGCAAAGCGCCATGGCTTGCGTGCTTGTGCTGGAGCGCCAAGGCGCGGTCTGCGGCGTTCTCATGGCATCGGCCTTCGATCATCCTTTCGGGGCTGGATTGATGGCCAAGGAAACGGTGTGGTTTGTCGCGCCCCATGCGCGCGGGCGCGCCTCTCTGGCGATGCTGGACCTTTATGAAGAGTGGGCAAGGGCGGTGGGCTGCACCACTATCGGCATGGCGGCGCTTGCCAGCAATGATGTGTCCAACCTTTACCTGAGGCGCGGCTATGCGCCTGCGGAAACGCATTTTATCAAGTCAATCTGACGGTATTCTCCCATGGCTATTTTTTCCGGCATCGCCGCACTGGTTACCAGTGCGGTGGGTGCGATCTCGACCTTTGTGGGCGGCTTGGGTGTTATCGGCTCGGTCGTGCTGCGGGCCGCTGTTGGCGTGGGCTTGAGCCTGCTGGCAAAAGCTGTTTCCGGCAAAAACAACAATGCCAGCGATGCGGCATCCTTTGCAGTGAGCGGTCAATTGCAGGCCGGTGGCACGGTGTCGCGCTCGATCATTCTGGGCATGACGGCCACAGCGGGTTCGCTGGTTTACGCCAACACATGGGGCAATGAGGGCAAAACACCCAATGCCTTTGCCAGCCAAGTGATTGCGGTGGCCGATGCGCCGATCAAGTCTTTGCTGGCCGTCATCGTCAATGGCGTGGCCTGTCAGATTGATTTTGGCAATCCGCACCCTGAATACGGCTGGCCGGTGATGGATTACCGCAAAGATGGCGCGGACTATCTTTGGCTCAAGTTTTATGACGGCACGCAGACGCAAGCGGACAGTTTTCTGGTCAACCGCGTATCAAGCGCAGATCGGCCCTATCAGGCCAGCCGCGTGGGCTATGGTGTTGCCTATGTGATTGCCACCTCGCGGGTCAATCAAGAGCTGTTTTCCGGCTTTCCATCGTTCAAGTTCGTGCTGGATGGTATGCGGCTTTATGATCCGTCTGCTGATAGCTCGGTGGGCGGCAATGGTGGCCAGCGCTGGAGCGATCCTTCCACATGGGGCGGCGATGGTGACCGCTTGCCGGTGGTGCAGCTCTATAATGTCATGCGCGGCATTCGCTGGAATGGCCAATGGCTGTTTGGGCTGCAAACCCTGAGTGAACGGCGCTTGCCCGCCAGCCATTGGATCGGCCAGATTAACAAGTGCCGGGCGCTGATTGATGGGCCGGATGGCAAAGAGGCCACCTATCGTTCGGGTGCAGAAGTGGGCGTGAATGCCGCAATTCAGGACGCGGTGAATGCGATCCTGACCGCTTGCCAAGGCAGGCTTTCCGAGATTGGCGGCACCTATAAGCCTTATGTGGGCGCACCGGGAAATGCCGTCTTTCAGTTCTCGGATGCCGATATTTTATCGACGGAAGAGCAGACGTTTACTCCGTTTTTCGGCCTGTCCAACACCATCAACGGCATATCGGCGTCCTATCCGTCGATTGATGATGCGTGGTCGATGACAGAAGCACCACCCGTTTATAACAGCGGGTTTGAGGCAGAAGACGGCAATCGGCGTTTGCTCTCGGATGTCAGCCTCGACTTTGTGCCTTATAAGGGCCAAGTCCAGCGGCTGATGCAATCGGCCTTGAAAGAGGCGAGGCGCGCAAGGCGGCATACGCTTTCCATGCCGCCGATGTTTTGGGCCTTGGAGCCGGGCGATATTGTTGCCTGGGCAAGTGCGCGCAACGGCTATAACCAAAAGCTGTTTCGCGTGGATGGTGTTCTCGATCAGCCAAACCTTGATGTGGTGCTTGACCTCACAGAGGTGGACCCTGTCGATTATGATTGGAACCAAGCCACCGATTACCGCGTGCCGGTATCGGGCAGCATAGCCACTGACCGGCCAGCGGCGCAACCGATGTATGGTTGGCAGGCAATGCCCGCCACCATTTACGATGATCAGGGACGGGCGCGGCGGCCATCCATCAAGGTGAGCTGTGATGCGGGCCAGGATGATGTGCGGGCTGTGTGGGTGCAGGTGCGGCTCAAATCCAGCCAATCGGTGGTGTTTGACAGCAACGCCACCGCCTATGCTCCACCGTTCGAATGGGTCTTGAATGGTGTTTTCCTGTCGGCAACGACCTATCAGGTGCGCGGCAAGTTTGTGCCATATTCGGCACGGGCCACCGATTGGTCCGATTGGCTGGATGTGACCACACCCGATGTGCGCTTTTTGGCCGGGGTCGATTTTGACCCTTACGAGGGCGTGACCGGCTTTGACAATCTTGATGATGATTTAGCGCATTATCAGGATTGGCTCGGTTCCGGGCTTCGCGACGTGCAAACCACGATTGCCGAGCTGGATGCGCGCATTGCTGATCTGGATTTGGGCGGCGCTGTTGTGCGTGATCAGCTGCGCCAGCAAATTCGCGCAACGGCTGATCAGGTCACGGCGGATTACACCCATCAAGTGGATGTTTTGGCCGCTGCGGATGCGGCGATTGTCACCAGCGTGACCGCGCTGACCTCAACATTCAACGCGCAAACGGCAAGCTTTACCTCGCAGATCAGCACGCTTGCAGCAGCGGACACGGCCATGACAAGCCGTGTCGATACGCTCACGGCCACCTTGACCGACACACGAACCGGCTTGCAGGCAACGGCCTCGACTGTTTCCAGCTTGCAAGCCAGAGTCACCAGCGTTGACGGCGAGGTCACGGCGGTGGCCTCGGCCTTGACCTCGCTATCAGCCGCTTCATCCAGCGGCGATGTCAACAGCGCCAACTTCCGCATGTCGGTGATGAGCGGGCCTGCTGGCTATTCGCGCATCGGTGCAGAGGCACGCCAAGGCGGGGCGGGAAATTTCCGCTCTGCCGCCTGGTATCTGGATGTCCCTAACGATCCCAGCCTGCCAACCCGGTTTTTGGTTGAGGCGGGTCAATTCGTTGTCGTGGCTGGCGGCAACCTCAACAACCCGTTTGTGGTCGATGGCACGGCGGTGCGTATGAATGTTGCCAACATCGGCACGGTGACGGCGGGCGTGATGCAAAGCGCAAACGGCAAGATGGTGATCAACCTGACGGCTGGAGCGATTGTGATTTCATCTTAAACTGGAGAGCAGCGAATGATTAAAAGCGCAAACGGGAAAATGGTCATCAACCTGAATGCAGGCACGATTGTGCTTTCCTCATGACCAAAACCCTCATTGGCCTCGACTATACCGGCACGGCCTGCGTTAAAATCACCAAGGGTTCCTATGATCCTGTGACGACGCCGGATAGCGACATTTCCAAGTTTCTCTATTCGTCAAAATGGGCGGCAGATTGCAAGATTGCCGCCCTGTTTCGCGGACTGCCGCAAGGGGCGGGTTATTATCCATCACCAGCGAACTGGAATTACTACGTCTCCTATGGGCACCCGCCATCGGCAGGCGAAACCACGGTTGAATTCAACATCATTCAAAAGAGCTATTTCCCTGATCTGCTCTATGATTACCCGCTGCACATCATCAAATCCTATGATGCAAACGGCTATGATATCACCAACAGGGTTTGGAGTTTTGTGCTGAACGCTGGTTACGCTCAAACCTATGTTTGGCAGACCGCAAACGGATCATCGAATAACGTGGGCTGGGTTAGCCCCGGCTCTACCTTTGGGGTGCTGGCTGTGGGCGGGGCATGGACCACGGTGACGGCCACGCAAACGGCCATTGCCTCCAACATGGATTTTAGCGGGTCATCCCAGATCACGATGGCGGTGTTTAATCTGCCCGGTGATGACGCGGCCATTCAAAATGGCGATGAACGGGCATCTGTGGCTGGCCAGCCGCAAATCATTATCAATTCCAGCACGCTCAAGGTGAGCAAGCCGGGCTTTGATGTGACCACGGCCTCCGGCACGCAAGTGGCCTTTGATAGTGCCAACATGCCAAGCAAGATCATCGCCGCCAATGACATCTATATCCCAAGCGGCACAAGCTATTACGAGACCGGATATTATCTCTCACTTGAGACGCTGGTGGATTGCCATTTCTATGATAGCAGTGCGATCTATTATCCGCGCTCGATAGCCAAGGGTGCCATTCCGGTGGTCTATCGCAAGAACGGCACGACCATAGAATTTGTTAATTCAGGTAGCCCATGCCGGGCGCGCTTCATGATCTATGCCTCTGGCAAGACAGATCAAACCTATGGCCAGAATGACGTATTGCGGCAATTCACAGACGGCGGCGGCAACAATGTCGTGCAGTTTCTAAGGCCCGGCTGCGGCCCTAATCCGTCCTTTTCCGATATTGTCATCGATAGCCGTTGGCCTGTCGTGAAGATCGTCAAACAGGGCTATTTCAATGTGCCGGATGGGACGGCGGAATCAACCATATCCTATGACGCCAACGGCATGTTTGTGTTTGTGCGCTGGTGCACCTTGCACGGCGGTGGCAGCAATGGCAGCGGCGTGAACCGCTGGACGTGGAGCAAGTTCGTGCGGCCACCTGAGTTCACGCTGTGGGCTGTTGATAACGGCGCTTTCAACGTGGGCGGCAACACCACAATCTGCCGCTACGACAACAGCTCGGCCACCTTTTACAGCTATCGCGGCCTGCCCAAATATCAGACTTACACCAGCTCAACACCGACAACGGCCTATGACACGGCCCCGATCATCGGCATTCGCTACTATGTCTTTGGCGTGGCGATGCCCTGACCAATTCAATCCACCTTTGAGAGACTGCATCCATGAACATCCATCCCGATGTCGCATATGCCGAGCTATGCGCTGAGAACAAATATTTGAAAGGCCGCAATCTGGCGCTGGCGCAAACGCTGTTTGAAACGACAAGCGAACGCGACCAGCTGCGGGCCGAGCTGGACGCATTGAAGGCACTAAAGGAGGCCGATGATGGCGCTGCTGAGTGATTACACGGCGGGCACCGTGACCATTGCCGCCAATGGCACGGCTGTGAGCGGATCTGGCACGGCATGGCTTGCGGCTGGTTTTGCCGAAGGTGATGTGCTGATTGCCAATGGTTATTTTGGCCTGGTTGGATCGGTGCAAAGCAACACGGCTTTGACGCTGGCGCAGCCTTGGCGCGGCGGTGCGCTCAATGGTGCGGGCTATCGTTTGCGCTATCAGGGCGATGGATCGCGCATCTCTGCGCAAGCGCGGGCCTTGGTTGAGCTGCTGGGCGGCTCTGGCAATCTTGAGGCCCTTGGAAAGCTGACCGCTGGTGCCAATCAACTGCCCTATTTTACCGGCGCGGGGCAAATGGCCTTGACCGGCTTGACGCCGTTTGCACGCACGTTGCTTGATGATGCGGATCAGGCAACCGCGCGCCAAACACTTGGTGCGCAAGCTGCGCTTGGTTTTACGCCTATTCAGCAAGGTGGCACGGCGGATAGTGGCACAAACAAGATTTATGTAGGTTGGGGGTCAGACGCGAGCCTAAGATTGAGAATCGACAATACTGAGTTTGGCTCCACCTGGCCCATAAAAGCTCGCGATAACGTTGCCAAAACTGGCGACACCATGACCGGCTCATTGACCGTCAATGGCGATGTATCAACACGAAGTAACGTAAGGGTTGGTGTTGGGCAACAGTCCAGTATGCTTGAAATGCACGATACCGATGAGGGCAATCGCTACCTGCACAATAACGGTGGCGCTATCGGATTTCTCGGCAGCACTGTTAACTGGATATTCCGGGTTGGTGACAACGGGGTCGCTGTTGCTGCGGGTGAAGTCCATGCAGGTAATGCGATCCTTGGTACAGATGGCAATGTTTACGGATCAGTTTGGAATAATTGGGGTGCCGCCGACGCGTTCACCGCCATATCAACGCGGATCGACAATCGTATTGCCAGCCTGATTTCGGGATCGCTGGCGGCGTCTGGATACACAAAGCTGCAAAATGGCCTGATTATCCAGTGGGGATCTGGCGTTATCACCAATGGCAATGTGGGGATCGTGTTCCCTATTGCGTTCCCAAATGCGGCTTATGCTGTTGTGCCGGTTTCATCCGGTCCCACAGCTGACAATGCTACGCTCTATTCTGTGGCTGCCGATGGCCTGACGCAGACCGGCGTTAATCTTCGTGGGCGCGGCACACTCGGTGGCGGTGTGTTCGCCGCTGGCCTGAATTACAATTACATCGCGATTGGACGCTGACCATGAAACTCGCACAATTTGACGCGGTTGGATTGCCGCTTGCTTTCTATGATAGCGAGATAAACGCCGATGCGATGCCAGAGGATGCCGTTGAAATCACGGATGATCAATGGCTAGAGCTGATCAACCACCAAGGCCAGCGGCGCTTTCAAGACGGCGAGGTGGCGGAATATCAGCCTCCAGTGCCCGCACTGACCGGGGCAGATGTTGACCGTGAACGGGATCGACGGATCGACGCGGGCTTTGTGTTTGATGGTGTTCTCTTTCAATCCGGTGAAGGATCACGCGAGAACATTGCCGGGGCAAAATCGGCGGCAACAGACGCCCTTGCCCTGGGTGCCTCATCGGGTGATTTCGGCTGGCAACGCCTGCTTGATCCTGACGCTGCCGAAACATTCAAATGGATCGCCACCGACAACAGCCTGCACCCGATGGATGCGCAAACCGTTGTCCGGTTTGGCTATGCCGCCATGGCTCACAAACAGGACATGATTTTCAAGGCCCGCGCCCTCAAGGCCATGGACCCGATACCGGCAGATTATGCCACCAACGACGCCTATTGGGCTTAAGCCGCGGTTCTTGGCCGTCCCGTTGTTCTTGGCCGGTAATGGGCGTGCATAATCAGCGGATCACGGCGGCTTGCGCACAGAATGATCTTGATGGCCTCACTGATCTCTTGCCCGGCCTTGTAGTTTTTCCATGTGCGCAAGGACACGCCCACCAGATCGGCGGCCTCATTGTTGGATAGGCCAAGCTCCTCTTGCCATTTGGCAAGGTCTTCGCCGGTGTAGTTGCGCTGGTCCTCGGCAATTTGGGAGAGGTGATAGGCATCAATGGCCAGGTCATCACCGGCCCATTCGACCGTTGCCCCAAAATCCTCAACTGTTGCCGTCTTCCAAACCTCCTCGGATTTGAGCGGGGCCAGAAGATCGCCACCCGTGGCAATCCAGCCAATCAGGTTGACGCTGGAGCGGGTGCCATTTTGCCATTCAATATCCAGCAGGGTGCCTGCTTTGGGCGTTACTGCATTGATGCGGGGCATATCCATGGTGCTCTCCTTCAAGCGATTGGAAAACGAGGGTTGGTGCGGTTCCATTCTGCGGCAATCAGTTTGCGATTTTGTGCTGCCCATTCAAGGGCGGCTTCTTCGGCCTTGCGGGGCAATTTGCCCTTGAGAATTTCCAGCGTGGCAATGTCCACCAAGGCGTCGGCATCCGGGGTGATGATGTGAAAATGCGGCGGCAAATGATCGTTCGCATACACCCGAATAATGATGTTTCCGATTTGAACCAGTTTGCCCATGTGCCCCTCATGTCTTTGAGAAATACATAGGGCATTTACTGCACCATGTAAACAATATGGTGCAAATTTTACACCACAATAGGAGAGAATAATGGATCGTGCGAAACTTTTCGCGGGGCTGCGCAGCGCGTTGTTTGGCGGCAAGCTCACGCAAGGGCAGGTGGATGGCATCACCGCCATTCTGGACGCATGGCAGGCAAGCCAGATGACGGATCTGCGCTGGCTGGCCTATATGCTGGCAACCGCCTATCATGAGACGGCCAAAACCATGCAGCCGATTGCCGAATATGGCAAAGGCAAAGGCCGCAAATATGGCGTGAAGGGCAGGCACGGCCAGGTGCCCTATGGGCGCGGCTATGTGCAGCTCACATGGGATGCGAACTATGAGAATGCAGATCGTGAGCTGGGGCTTGGCGGGGCGCTTCTCGACAATTTTGATCTCGCGCTTGATCAGGATTTGGCCTCGAAAATCATGTTTATCGGCATGGAAGAGGGGTGGTTTACCGGGGCAAAACTCGGTGATTATTTCCGCGGCGAGAAGGCCGATTGGCTGAATGCCCGGCGCATTATCAACGGCATGGATCGCGCCAAGGACATTGCCGCCTATGGCCGCAAGTTTTACGCGCTTTTGCAGGAGGCTGGCGCATGAACACCAACGCATTGCGCAACATCTTCAACACCAACCTTTTGCACAACATCATCAATAGTCTGGTTTGGGCCATTCCGGTTTTGGCCCTGTTTGACTGGTCAACGCTGTTTAGCGAGGCCGTTGCGCTTAAAATTGTTGCCGTCCTGGGCTTGCTTAAGCTGCTGATCAACGCCCGGCGTGATGGCCTTTCCGGCATGGTCAAGCCACAGCCGCCTGTGGGGTGGAAAGTGCCAGACGATGGCACCGGAAATTGACGCAAGCGTGCATCGCCAGCTTGGTGAGTTGGTGGCGGGTCTACGCGCTTTGCAAGATGACATGCGCGAAATCAAGGATGCGCAAATGCGCGCAGAACACAAATCCAACCAAAGCCGTGCGGTGGTTCATCGCCGCATGGATGAAATGGTCGGCCATGTGGGCGCGCTGGAGCGCAACATCTCCACCGTGCAAGCCGACGTGGCCGACATGAAGCCCGTGACCAATGACGTGAAGCGCTGGAAGCTGATCGGCATTGGTGCCCTTGGCATGATTGGCATCGGCGGCATCGCTCTCGGTGTCAGCTTTGCCGATGTGCTCAAACGGGTTGGCGCTCTGCTGCTTGGCAGACTGTAATCAAACCAGATCGAAACACCAAAGGCCGGGGGCGCAATCTTCCGGCCTTTCTTCGCGCCACCGGCACGGGTGGCTGCGGTCTTGCGACCGCAACAGCGGGAAGGATTGGCGTCACAGCCCGCTTGGTAAAAAACTGAATCATTACCACACCCGGCACCTGCGCAGGCGCGGGCGGTGTGGCAGAAAAAGTGATTCTCAACAAATGCAAGAAAGCTTAAATTTCACAACGGTTCGCCCCGTATCGCCTCCGGCTGCCTATCTGGGCGGCAAACGGCAACTGGCCGAACGCATTTCTTCCATCATCGAACAGATCCCGCACACGCTCTATGCCGAACCCTTTGTTGGCATGGGCGGCGTGTTTTTCAGGCGTAAACTCATTCCCAAATGTGAGGTGATCAATGACCGCTCCGGCGATGTGGCAAACCTGTTTCGCATCCTGCAAAGGCATTATCAGCCGCTTATGGATCATATGCGGTTCCAGCTGTTTTCGCGGCGTGAGTTTGATAACCTCGCCGCCATGGACCCGGAAACCCTGACGGATATCGAGCGGGCAGCAAGGTTTCTGTACCTTCAACGCTCTGCATTTGCGGGCAAGATTGTGGGCAGGCACTTTGGTGCGGATTTAACCCGCCCTGCGCGCTTCAACATGAAAAACTTACGGGGAGCGCTGGAAGAGGTCCACGACCGCCTTTGCGGCGTCACCATCGAAAACCTCGACTGGCAAGACTTCATCACCCGCTATGACCGCCCCGGCACGCTCTTTTACCTCGACCCGCCATACTACGGCAACGAAAGCGACTACGGCAAAGACGCCTTCAACCGCGATCAATTTACCCAAATGGCCGCCCGCCTGAAAACCATCAAAGGCCGCTTCATGATTTCGCTCAACGACTGCGAAGGCGTGCGCGAAATCTTCAAGGATTTTCAATTCGTTCCTGTTGGCCTGACCTACACCGTGCGCGGCGGCGGCGGCAAAGATGTGGGCGAGGTGATTATTATGGATGGCAAGAGCGAGGTCGGGAATTTGCCGCTGGGATGAGGCGGAACCACCAAAGGCCGGGGCATATCTCGGCCTTCGGTCATGTTGAAGAGCTGCGAGTCCTGAAACGAGATTTGCTTAATCTCTTTTTGCCCGACCCAACACAAAGCTATTGTTTTGATTGTTGCCGCATCGGCTGCAGCGCAATAGCGGTTCCATCGAAATGATGGATCTAAACTTTCCAAGCTTGCGCTCAAGTTCCCACCGATCCAAGAGCGAAACATTCCCACATCGCCCGCATTTCCCACCAATGACATACCATTGCGGTAAGTCTGCAAGGGTGGCGGAATGGTCGCGCTCTGGCACTTTGATGCCTGAGGGCTTTGGCGGCAAATTGTCGTTGTTGCCGACTGTCAGGTCTATGCCGCGACGATGCCGCATGTCATGAGCGCTCTATGGTTGGGGTCCAGCCGCGCGTGTAGCCTTTACCCATGGCGGCAACCGCAATGGATAGCTGTGTTTGCAAATGCTCGATTTCATCCAGCAGCGTTTCAACGGCAGCAATAGCATCACCGCCGTTGCTCTGGATGATATAGGCTGCAATCTCGTGGGGTTCTTCGGTTGCCGATGGGCGCACGTTCTCGTCCTCGTATTTCATAGCCTAAAACTCTTCTCTATCTTACATTCGTTCTATAAATGTTCTCATTTTAGAAGAGAGTCAAGGTGAGTCTTGAGCCTCACGCAACAGCACTTCTTCTGCCATATTGCTCGCCGATATAACGTGCTTATTTAGGGTGCGCTCGCAATGGTTTCTCGTGAAAGTGACATCCTCGCTACCGCCCAAATATCGCACTGCGGTCAATGTGTTTTGACTTTTCGGTGTCAGACCATCGCCAACTGCTTTTAATCTCAAAACTGACATCACCAACAATGGCTTGCATCGGATTTTAAAGCCCTTAAAACAGTTGCATGGCAGCAGGGGCGGAATCAGACGTGCAAGCAAAAGTTGAGACATTCATTCAGCGATGGCAAGATCAAGAGGGTGGGCAAGAGCGCGCCAACTATGCTTTGTTTCTCACCGAGCTGTGTGATCTTTTAGGCTTGCCCCATGCCGATCCGGCTTCTGCTGCGCATGAAAACAACGACTACGTATTTGAGCGCGCTGTAAAAGAGGTCGCCCGCGACGGATCTGCATCGCAAAAGCGTATCGATCTTTACAAGCGCAACTGTTTTGTTCTGGAGGCAAAGCAAAGCCGATTTTCTGGTGAGAAAAAGCTGGAAAACGCCCCGGCACTCCCAGGGCTTGAAACACAGCCGCGCGGCAAACGAGCCAGTGCCAACCGCACTTGGGATGTGTTGATGCTCAATGCCCGAACCCAGGCCGAAAACTATGTGCGTTTGCTACCCACATCCCACGAGCCGCCGCCGTTCGTGCTGGTGTGCGATGTCGGTCACTGTATTGAAATTTACGCCAATTTTCGCCGGGATGGTAAGGCATATGACCAATTTCCAGACCGCCGCTCGTTCCGCATTTATCTGGAGGATCTGAGAAACGAAGAGGTCCGCGCCCGGCTGGTTGCGATCTGGAGCGATCCTCTCAGCCTCGATCCGTCGCGCCATGCGGCCAAGGTCACCCGCGAAATTGCCACGCGCATTGCCAAGGTTAGTCAGGCGCTGGAACATGCGGGTTATGCCACCGAGGAAGTGGCGATGTTTTTGATGCGCGTGCTCTTCACCATGTTTGCTCAGAGTGTGAAACTGCTGCCCAAAGACAGCTTTAAAGTCCTGCTGAACGATTGCGCCGACAAGCCCGAGATTTTCCCCGGCATGATGGAAGACCTTTGGAAGGCCATGGATGAAGGCGGGTTCACCGCCACCATTCGCCACAAGGTCAAACGGTTCAACGGCGAATTCTTCAAAAATCGTCGGGCGCTGAAACTGGAAAAGCAGGAGATTGGCGAGCTAGCCGCAGCAGCAGCCTATGACTGGCAAGATGTGGAACCGGCGATTTTCGGTGCCTTTCTGGAACAGGCGCTTGACCCCACAGACCGGCGCAAGCTGGGTGCCCATTACACGCCCCGCGCCTATGTGGAGCGGTTGGTGATTGCCACCGTGATTGACCCCTTGCAGGAGGAGTGGAACAACACGTTGGCCACGGTTGAGCGGCAAAAGGCTGAGGGCAAAAATGAAGCGGCCATCAAAACCGTGCAGGCCTTTCACGATAAGCTCTGCGATATCCGCGTGCTGGACCCCGCCTGTGGCACTGGCAATTTTCTCTATGTCTCGCTGGAGCTGATGAAGCGGTTGGAAGGCAAGGTGCTGGATGCGCTGGTCAACCTTGGTGGACAGGAAGGGCTGGCGCTGGAAAGCCACACGGTGGACCCACATCAGTTTTTGGGTATGGAGCTAAACCCGCGCGCCGCCGCCATTGCCGAGCTGGTGCTGTGGATTGGCCATCTGCAATGGCATTTTCGCAACCGGGGCGTTGCCCCGTCTGAACCAATTCTCAAAGCCTTTAAAAACATCCAGCATATGGATGCCGTGCTTAAATGGGATGGCTACCCACATGTGCGGGTGGAAAATGGCGAGGACATCTACCCCAACCCCCGCCGCCCGGATTGGCCCAAGGCGGATTATATTGTGGGCAACCCGCCGTTTGTGGGGGGCAAGGATATTCGCGCCCGCATGGGCAGCGCCTATGCGCAAGCGCTATGGAAAGCCCATAAACAGATGAATGAAAGCGCCGATTTCGTCATGTATTGGTGGGATCGCTCAGCCGAGATTCTGCTAAAAGCCAAAAGCCCGCTGAAACGCTTTGGCTTTGTCACCACCAATTCCATCTCTCAGGTCTTTCAACGCCGGGTGATGGAGCCGCATTTGAATGCCAAAAAGCCGCTTTCGCTGATTATGGCCATTCCCGACCACCCGTGGACCAAAGTCACCAAAGACAGCGCCGCCGTGCGCATTGCCATGACGGTGGTGCAAGCCGGAAAGCATGATGGCCTGTTGATGGATGTGGCAACGGAAGAGGCGGTGGACACCGACAGCCCGGTGATTTTGTTTGAGGAGAAGCGCGGGCGGATCAATGCGGATCTGACGGTTGGGGTGGATGTGACCACTGCCGTTGAGTTGAAGTCAAACACTGCCATGTGTTCGCCCGGTATGAAGCTGCACGGTTCCGGCTTTATTGTCTCGCCGCAAGAGGCCGAGCATCTTGGCCTTGGTACCCGCTCTGGTCTTGAACAGCATATCCGTATTTATCGCAACGGACGTGATCTCATGGATCGTGCACGCGGCGTTATGGTCATTGACCTGTTTGGTTTGACGGCAGAACAGGTCCGTACGCGCTACCCAGAAGTCTATCAGCATGTGATGACAACGGTAAAACCAGAACGTGACCAAAATAACCGCGCCTCCTACAAAGAAAGCTGGTGGATTTTTGGTGAGCCGCGTAAGGATTTGCGCCCAGCACTCGCCAATCTCCCCCGCTACATCGCCACCGTTGAAACCGCCAAGCACCGTGTTTTCCAGTTTCTGGACGCATCAATTCTGCCGGATAACATGCTCGTTGCTGTTGCTTTAAGTGACTGCTATCCACTCGGTGTGCTCTCTTCTCGGCTTCACGGAATATGGGCACTCCGCACCGGTGGCTGGCTCGGTATGGGGAATGACCCGCGCTATTCGAAATCCCGCTGCTTCGACCCATTTCCATTCCCAGCCGCCACCGACGCACAAAAACACACCATCGGCACCCTCGCTGAAGAGTTGGATGCCCACCGCAAGCGGGTGCTGGAGGTGCATGGGCATCTGACCCTCACGGGGCTTTACAATGTGCTGGAGCGGCTGAAAAGCGGCACAAAGCCGGATAATCTGAACGACAAGGAGCGCCGCATTTTTGACGATGGGCTGGTGCTGATTTTGAAAGAACTGCACGACAAGCTCGACGTGGCTGTGGCCGATGCCTATGGCTGGCCGGTGGATTTGAGCGAGGATGAGGTGCTGGCCAATCTGGTGGCGCTGAACAAGCAGCGCGCCAAGGAAGAGCAGCGCGGCCATGTGCGCTGGCTGCGGCCAGACTATCAAATTCCACGGTTTGGCTCAGACAAGGAAAAGGCAGAGCAGATCGAGGCGGATTTTGGCGAAGCCGCCCCGGCCAAGGCCGGGCCGAAGCCAAGCTTCCCCACAGACGAGCGCGACCAAACCCCCGCCGTGCTGCATCAATTGATGGAAGCCGAAAACCCGATGGACGCCGCCACCATTGCCGCCAATTTCAAGCAAGGCCAAAAAATCCGCCCCGCCGTGACGGCAGTTCTCACCGCTCTCTACCGCATGGGGCTGGTTTCCAGCACAGACGGCAAACGTTTCGCTTTCCGCCGCGCAGCGTGATGGTTTTCCGCTGCAGTCTTTACGAACTAGTCAAATTGACTAAGGGCAATTCTGAGAGCGAATCAGTACTTGTATGTAGCAATTGGTTGCAGCAGACATGGAATCGCCAGTACTTAACCTGTCCCGAGCAACTAGGGCGTTATGGTTGTTACTCAATCAAAAGTTTTGCTCTGTGAATACGGAATTGGACGGAATTTCCGCTAAATCTATGAGCGTGAAGACATTCTGGATGCTACTATGTTCAAATCGGCCGGATCGGGGAAGTCTGCAGCCCATCCGGAAGAAAAAGATATGTCGTTTGAATTCGGCCGCTTCTCCAGAGGCAAATGTGTCAACTTTATTCTCGCAGGAAGAGCCGCAGCTTCTCCTACGAAAAGAGCCTCACGTCGCGGTAACGAGGGAAGCAGTTTGATAAGACCGGCCATTGTGTCAGGCAAAAAACGACCGACGTGTTCTTGGTCTCGACCATTGGTCAAACGTAAGACAACCCAAGAATTGCACTGCGAAAGCACTGTGCTCTCAACATCAGAAGGGCGCTGGGACACGAGCATCAGGCCGATACCATATTTCCGTCCTTCACGTGCAATCCTGCGTATTGCATCCTGAGCAGCGGCATACTGTGCCTCGCCGCGGTCAGGCACATATCTGTGAGCTTCTTCGCACACAACAAGAATCGGATCCTTTTCCCGTTCTTCTCGCGTCTGTGCAAGTTTGTATGAGAATAGCAGCCGAGCAATAGCAGCTGTCAACGGCCCGGCCACTTCCGTCGGAAGTCCAGAAATATCAATTATGCGAATCGGAGCGTCGGGTCTTTCTGTGTCGGCTCCTACGAACTGAGCAAGGATGTCGGCGAGGCTTGGATCGCCAGCCACATGATTGCGCATCAGAAAATCAATTCGCGCGTCGAGCCGAAGCACTGACAACTTGTCGAGGATGGATGCAAATTTTTGCTGATACTCGCTATCGCTAACCGTCTCCCAACCGATCTTAACCCAACGGTTGTTTTGGCATACTTCAATGTGCTTTATGAACTCATCCAGATTAAACGGGAGAGGCCAGTCACGGTCGAATGTTGCAATTTTTGTTTGATCTTGACCTGGAGCAGCACGCGGGAGATCAGGATGTCCTCGCCCTGTTTTCCTCTCCGCATCAGTCGCATCCAATACCATTCCGCTTTTGTGCATGCGGGCGTGCGCCAAGGCCTTGTAGACAACATTGGCTTGTGATGTCGCTTCGAACTCCCCTTTTCCTACGACCAGTCGACGGAACTCATCACTGGACATGAGCCAATAGGGCAATTTTATTTGTCGACTGCCTGTCGCGCTCCCGCCAGCATCATCATATGCACGGAATACAATTGCTTTGTCTCCGAATGCCGAACCATATTCCCCATGCGGGTCAATAATGACAACCCGTGGCTTTGAAACCGGTCCGTCCTGAACTGCTTGATGCCTCAACACGGCATGAAGAATGGCAGCCACTGCAGTAGACTTGCCGGACCCTGTTGAACCGAGCACTGCAAAATGCTGTCCGAAGAGTTTATCCATGTCGGCATGACAAGCAACACCTTCAGCTCCGACGTAGCTTCCAAAGCTGATAAACCGATTTGGACCGTCCCCGCCTTGCTTTTCGATGGCTGTATAGAGACGGCGCGTCTCCGACGAGGTAACTAAGTAGGCCGCCTGCAAGGGGAGTGGGGAATTACGAACCCCTCTATCAAATGATAGAATCTCTTCGGCCCTTTGCCAGCGTGCTTCGCCAAAGAGGTCGGCCTCTAGCACACGGCGATCCATTGCTTCTGCTGCCCCTTGCGCTGCAGCTTCCTCCTCGGTCTGCAATCGCAAAAGCCGCACCATAGCAAAGAGGACGGTTCGTCCCATGTGCAGTTTGATGAGACTACCTATTTGTCCGACAGAGTATACGGTTCCGCCGTGGGTCTGGACGAGCTCAGTCAAGCTACGCCGAAGAGATATCTTCAAGGTCGTACCCGACGTTTCAAAAACAGTTCCGATCTGCAGACTCGGATCAAGATCAAAGTCGCTCATTCGATCACCTCAGCAATATCGGTAGGCAAGCCATTCTCAAGCAGGGAAGTGATACCTTCAAAGCTCCACCAGTCTCGTTTTATACTGACTGTGAGTGGGAAGAAGGGGCCTGAACTCCCTCGGTAAAGACCATCTTCTGCCAGAACGAATATCCTCTCGCCCGCATTACTTTCTCCCCAAGTCTTCAGCTTGGGCGTGCGGCTTTTAGAGAGAGCGACAAGAGTTGTCTTGCTATCAACATGGAGTAGCTGATGCTCAATGATTGCATCTATATGGTCATCGCCGAACGAATATCCGCACACGAAGAGGACCTGTTGTCGCTCCGCAGAAAGAAGACCGCGAAACCGCTGAAACAGGAAACCAAACGGGTCTTCGCGCGATGCCATATATTTCGTGGACTGCGGATAGATGACCACATTGCCGTTGTTATCTGAGCGGTCAGGGTAGGCGTCATCATGGCGTACCCTGAATACACGTCCCTTTTCATGCCCACTTCTGTACCAGTCGATAGAACCATGGAGCTTCGTAACCACGGCTTTTATCGGTGATACGCTTGTTGATATATGGAGCGTCTGCTCATTCCAGCTAGCAATTGCACCGCCAGAAAATCCATCCAAATAGGGAATAAGTTCGAGTGCCAGCGCGTCTTCAATCAAAGTATCATAATTGGTGGTTATAAATTGGATTGCTTCTCGGCGTTCATCGAGTCCTGCCCGATTGACTTTGTATAGAGAGCGGATAAACTTACGGTGGTGCTCGATATTTACGATTGGCTTACCCGGCACTCCTTCTTGCTCGGGGGATGTTTTGGAAGCCGGAACGTAGCCCCAACGCAAAATATCTCTAATGTGTCGTAAAATTGTATGATGTGCGGCCTGCAATTTTGTCTTATGTACGCGATCTCCACCTACGAATGCCGACGCATCCTTTGCACGCTCTGCAAGCGCTACAAGATCACCGAAGTGGCTGAGAACATGCTCGATATGAAGTTTTTCTGGTAGATCATTTCGGACCGCTGTTACCAAATTAAGGATTTCCTCATCCGCTGCATTGCTCAGGAGATGAAAAATGCGATCCGTTAAAGGATACATGAGAGGCAATCCGGCTTTATAGCTGATCCCAGCGCCGGTGAGCCAAACTTGTCGTGGCGCACGAATGTGGCGATCCAATTGGCGCGCTGCTTCAATATCGTTGCTAATTATCCCGCCCCCCCGAGCTTTACCAGTAGTTTAACCTCTGGTTGAGCATACAGCAACAATTGCATTTTTTGTCAAGGAAATACTCAGCGTCGCCGACCGCATACTGCTGAGCTTCAAGAGCCCACTGAAAAATGCTCAAGAATTATCACAGAAATTATGTCGAAATTCTTGAGCGGTGGCTTTGATTGAGTTTTGCACTTTTTTGTTGATTACTCACATCAGAGTAATCGGTCGACATGCCCCTTTCTGAGGCACAGAAAAAACTATCTGAAAGCTTTCGGTCACATTTACAAGTTCAGCTAATTGAGTTTTCCAACAATAGATTTCGAAGTTGAAGGGAGCTCATCTGACACCCTTTGAAGGTGAGGGGGAGATCTAAAAAAACGAAGGAAAATCAATAGGTGCACTTATCCCCTCACTTTCAACAATTCTCACTGTTTTCATTGAGAAATATCCAATTTCTGATGATCCTGCAGGGGTCGCCATTATCTTCTTTTCCTTATAGGTCATCGAACATTCTTGTTTTCGCTGGTCTGGTTTGTCCTTTGGCTGACTGATCTGGGGATTTCGATGCATTTGATTTGTCCACTTTAGTTTTGAGAACCTCTTAGCCTCCATTTTCCTCGCAACGCTAAGCCTTACGGTCGTCCAATGGCCCCCGGAGCGAGCAGGAATGCGCGATGAAACGTTTTATATAAATAGGCTAGAGTGTGTCAGGTTTAGTTTGAACCATACCCAGCATGCCTGAGATAGTTTGCGCACTCCTGCGGTGAGAATGCCGTAAGAAGTTGCCCGATGCGCCTCCATGTTGTCTCAATGGTTCGTTCTTCGGCTTTTCTGACAAGTGCCTTGAGCTTTGCAAACATCATTTCGATAGGATTGAGATCAGGACTGTAGGGTGGCAGGAAGAAGAGGTGAGCACCGACATTGCGAATGGCATCGCGCACAGGCTTTCCTTTGTGGCTTGCCAGATTGTCGAGAATGACGATATCACGCGGCTTGAGAGTTGGAACGAGGTATTGCTGGACCCATGCCGCAAAGGCAACGCTGTTGATGGGACCATCGAGAACACACGGTGCTACGATGCTGTCGCGGCGCAGGCCAGCCAGAAAGATCAACGTTTTCCAGTGGACATGCGGCACCTTTGCGATGAGCGGCTCTCCGCGCTGGCTCCAGCCGCAGGTGCGCGTCATGTTGGTCTTAACCCAGGTTTCATCAAGGAAGACAAGATGATCGGGATCAAGTCTGTGCTGATGTGTCTTCCAGCGAGCTCGGAACCGGGCCACCTTCGGCCTGTCCTGTTCGCATGCCACCAGTGTTTTTTTTGAAGGTCTTGCCTCCGCTGCGCAGGAAGCGCGAAATCGTGTCGTGAGAGACGCTGATCCCCGCAGCTTTCAAATCCGCAGACAGCGCACGCAGCACCGTCCAGTCGGATTTGGCCACAAGCCGTTGACGCACCGCATCTGCTGCCTCGTCCCTCAGGATCGGCTTGACGTAGCCGCCTATCTTCGCAGGCATCAAGCCTTTGCCAGAGCGCACTCGCTGTCCTATCCGAACTGCCGTGGCCGTCGACACCCCAAACCGCACGGCAGCAGCACGAACAGTCATACCGTCACTCAAAGCGGCTGCAATACGCATGCGCAAATCAAGAGAAACAGGATGCACCATCACTGCTGGCCTCCATTCCAGCAATGAGTTTGAATCATAAATTCAAACAAAAGGGAATCCCATCACGAGTCAATTTACACTTGACGGACTCTAATTAACTACCACGACCGTCAAACGGCCTTCCGGGGACTCGCCAGCAAGCGGTCGATGAGTTCCAATCGGAGCTTCTTTGCGATGCACCCGACACCATCGCCCGCTTGCGCCAACGGGTTTTATGGCTGGTGCAGGACTCCAATCACGTTCGACTGGTCTCGACGATGGGCGCATTGACGGCACCGCGAAGAAAAGGGGATCGATTCAATGGATTACCGAGAATGATCTGCCAGCGGAAGTCTGTTATGGGCTGTTCCAATTGAAGACAGCATTTGGCTGGGATAGGGAGGTCAAACGGTTGATCGAGCCGCTAAGCTTCGTAGCAGGTTGTCAGCTCTGCTGGCCATGGTAGGGCCAGCTTCGAAAGCAAAACCTTCGGATGTTTGATAAAGATGGGTCTGTCTGGGGCACCCGTCGAATTCGATGACGGCTCAATGGTGTCGCAGATGAACGAGTGGGGATATGTGCTATTCACTCTGTGTACGACAAGAGCAATCGAAGACCGGACATCGGGTCAATCTAGAGCTTTTGATGATTTCGCTGGTCTGACCGTACGAGATCCGCGAGATCTATTTTTGAAGATTGTGGAGATGAATGGGCTTGAAGTGGTCGCCATTGAAACAAGCCCTCATTTCGGACCAAGCTGTTGAATTAGACGTCACAGACTCACTTACACATGGTGGAAGTGGTGATTTTCGAGCGACACGAAATCTGCATCCACAAGCCTTATTGACTATCCGCGGCCTCCGATGAACAACGCGATGGCCAACGCCTTTGTGTCATCTGTAGTAACCGTTCGTTTTGGAGACGCTCCATAAGTAATTGAACTCGCTGAGCTTTTGGAGGCTTCATATTTTAATATTAGAATCAGTGGTTTAGTTGTTGATATGAGCTAAGGGGCAGGGTATGCTCCCAGCATAAATGAGATTCGTGGTTCTATGATGACAGAGACACCCAAGCCGACGATCGATACGCTCGCCGCGTTGCTGGGCTATATGGAGCACCGCGCTTACTTTCGAGCTAATGATCGCACTTCGGATGACAGGCACGGTTATCTCGTCCGTCAAGCGTTTGACGAATTTGGAATTCATTCGGTTTTCTGCATCGAAGACGGCTTCAAGCCAACGCGCCTGAAGCCAATCGTGTATCTAGTGCAAGCCGATACTGAGGTCGATTTACGGCGTATCTGGCGGAAGGTGTGGAGCCAGGGGTCTGTCCCGTTTCTGCTAGCGGTCGTTGATGGCGACGTTTTCATTTGCCCTGCATTTGGGCCGCCGCCTTCCGATATATCGCGGCTATCAAAGCCATTAGGAGACAGCCTTCCAGCCGGACTAGGGTCTTTAAGAAGGTCAGGATTACTTTCCTGTCTCACATGGAAGGAATTTGACCTCAAGGTAGGAAGCAGTATCGACAATATTCTTGTTGGTTCCATTGAGGCGCTCAATAATCGGGCGAGGGTGGAATTCCCTCACCTAAAGGAGCATCGAGACCTCCTCAATTCGCTTATCGGAAAGTTCCTGTACACCTATGTGCTCATTGATAGGGGCATATTGGACAAGACGTGGCTTGAGCGAAAAGCCTCTGAGATCAACGTTCCAGTTTCGATCGTAAACGCGATGGTAGCTCCCAGTTCACTCGTTGATTGCGAAACCGACTGGACGACTGCAGCAGTTATGGGCATCTTCGCGGCCGTGGACTCCGAGATCAACGGCTCTGTGTTCTTGATCGACAAGAAGCAGCAGGAGTTGGTGCCAGACCGTCTTTGCCACATGGTACACCGTGTGATCCGGGGAGGTGATGTCCTGAATGAGGGTACTCGCCAACTCAGCTTTCTGGACGTGTCGTTCTCGGCATTGAGAACTGAGACGATCTCGGCGATCTACGAGCGCTTTGTCGCTGTGGAGGACAAAAACAAACGCCGGAACGATGGCGTTTACTACACGCCGCCACATCTCGCAGATCACGTACTTGATCGAGTAGAGGCTGTCCGCCCGATAGATGAGAATTCGCGCGTCATCGACGCTGCTGCTGGCTCGGGCATCTTTCTTGTCGGCGCTTATAGACGCCTAATGGAACGGCACGCGCCCGCCGGTGGCTGGAGCCCTATCCATGTAACGCTTGCTCGAAAGCTCATGACGGATTGCATCCACGGCAGAGAGAAGCATCCGCAGGCAGCTAATGTTTGTCGCTTCAGCCTGTATCTGACGCTTTTAGATTATGTTGGAAGAGCGCCGATTGAGGTTCTGTCCGCAACGGCGAAAGAGCTAAAATTTCTTCCTGACCTTAGTGAGAACATCATCGCGATCGATGCATTTGATGATACTGGGGATCGGCGGGTGTTTACTCACGTCATCGGCAACCCTCCATGGTCTTCGACAACAGGTCAAAAACATCGACGCAACAAAGAGCAATTACCCACGGCAGTAGAGCTTTCTCTTCTCCAGTTTCAGAACGAACTGAAGGAAAAGAAGCTCCCTGTCGCTCACAACAGGCTGGCAGAACACTTTGTCTGGCTGGCTAAAATCAGGCTTGCGGCTCCTAACGCCGTTGTGGGGCTGGTTTTGCCAGCGCGATCGTTTATCGGGAGGGCATCGACGCGCTTTGCGCGTTCCGTAGCTTCGGAGTTATCGTTAAGATGGGTTGGCAATCTGTCACATCTTCGCAGAAAGCTCTTCCAGGGTGCAGACGCTGCCACCTGTGTTGTAGTCGCCGAAAATCGCGTGCCAGATCGCGACGGCAAGGTTGCTGTCTATCGGCCGCTTCTGCCGTCTCTTCCTTTGGGTAAAGGTAGAGAGATTTGGGCCTTGGTCTCATCTGACGCGGATGTGGAAGTGATGCGTGTTGCAGATTTCCAGCAAGGCCCTAATGGCTGGTTCCGCCCCGCGGTTTTGGGCCGCCTTGATAGGCGCTTGAATGAAGCGCTGACAGATTGGTCGTCGCTAACGAAGAGAACGTTTGGGGATTTCCTTGAACGATCGGAGTTGGAAATCAGCCGCGGTGGCAGCAGGAATGAAACCGGAATTGAACGAGCAGGAGAGAACATAGTAGCTCTCTCGGCAGCAGATGTAAGGCGCGTTACTTCTGACTTTCGTGGCTTGTTTGCAGGAAACGTGATTTTGGTGCCGCGCAGCATGTCGGGAGCGACATACTATTCCGATCCGGTAGCGTATCCCTCTACCTATAATGGCATCATCCCAAGCGCTCAGCAAAAAGCGTTTGCCGTCGATCCTAATGCGAAGACTTTCGCTATGGAGCCTGCAGTCGTGAATTCTATCAAAGCCTATCTCGACTCCGACATTCTCCGCTATTTTTGGTTTCTTTTTGGGCCGACGTACTTGATGGACAACGCTCGGCTTGAACGAGGGGATTTGCTGGCCTTTCCGTGCCCGTTCAGAGATGCGGAGGACTACAGATTTATTGAGCTCGGCCGATCCGCTGACCCCAACGATGTGATTTTAACAGCGATGGAAGCCGGGAGCGAGTTTCGCAGTTCCTTCGAGGAGTTTCGAACTTTCAGGAAGAAGTTTGCAAACGGCAAGATGCCGAAGGAGAGCTTAGATCTTTTCAAGGGCGGAGCGGAAAAACCATACCTTAAGCGCTTGCGAGATGAGTTGGTCGCAGCGTTGCCGTCTCGTCCAGACCTTGCGGTCTCATGGGCTGCGGTAGATGAGGGCAGAGCAGATGTCACGGTGCTCTTTGACAGGCGTTTCTCCCAACAGAAAACGACTACTGACCTGAACGGAAAGTACCTGTCCAGTTCTGTGCTTTTTCTTCAACCTGACGTCGCTCAGATCGTCGTTGCGAAACCGCGTTCTCGGTACGCATGGACGGTCGAGCAGGCTGTGTCTGATGCGGGCGCGATATTGGCTGAGATTGGAAACGTTTGATCATGACATCTACCATGCCCGATGCTGACGAGTATTGGTCGTCTTTCTTGCAAAATGCCATCTGGGGCCTAGAGGAAGCAGGTAAGCTGTTGCAAACTACCGAAAGACGCCACGAACTCGAGGGGCGGAAAGATTGGTTTCGCAGCAAAAATTCTGTCGTCCCGCGGGAAAACTCGGTTTCGAGAGCGCTTGCGGATGCGTTCAATGTCGTGCGAGCACAGCAGGAACTTTCTTCAAATGGGAGTTCACAGCACGATTTGCGCTTTATCTCTATAGAATGTGAGGTTCCAAGGCCACGGGATCCTGGCATCAGCGACAAAGCTAAACCGACTGATCTACGCCTACTTTTGTTGCCGCTTGGCAATTTTGACCTTCGAATAGAAGCGAAGACCGTCAGAAATATCCGCGATCTAAGGAACGATTATCTGGGCAGCGAAGGAATCCGCCGTTTTGAGAACGGGGAGAATCCTTACACCATCTCTCCCCATGGGGGCATGGCGGCATATGTCCTTGATGCCGATGCGGACGACTGGCGGCAAAAGATCAAAGACGCTGTGGCTGCTCAACATGACAGTGCGGAGTTACCATTCAGGGATAAGGCCGGAATAGAGCGGCACACGTCGGTTCACTGCTTTGATCACGTTATTAATGGTGAAACTAAGCACTTTACTGTCAACGTTTTTCATTTGGTGTTCGAGATTGAGGCGCGACCGAGCCTCCGCTGATCGTTTCGGCGGGTTGAGGTCAAGCGCTTTCAAGCTTCGTCAGCCAGAGTTTCTGATGTCCTCGCGAGGTCATGCTTTTGGGGGTGCGGAAGAAAACTTGGACCACCAAGAGGTAGTTCATGTATTCCTATTCCGACAGACTTCGAGCCGTTGAGCTGTACATCAGGCTTGGCAAGCGGGTTAAGGCGACCATTCGGCAGTTGGGTTATCCCACCAAGAATGCTCTAAAAAGCTGGTAC